CCATTGGAGAACTTGAAGTTGGCGAAAAGAAGACTGTTTATGAAGGTACCCTCGATCAACTTTATAACAATGACTTCAGAACGTTCATTGAATACAACAGACAAGACACTGCACTACTGGACAAGCTGGACAAAAAACTAAGATTTATAGATCTTAGTAACGAACTTGCTCATGCAAATACTGTTTTGCTACAGACAACTATGGGTGCTGTCGCAGTTACAGAACAAGCTATTGTAAACGAAGCACACAGACGTGGAATGAGAGTTCCAAATAGACCTAAACGTGATCCAGAAGCAAGTACAGCCGCTGGTGCTTATGTTGCCTTTCCTAAAAAAGGATTACATAAATGGATAGGCTCTATGGACTTGAATTCACTATATCCTTCGGTTATTAGGGCTCTAAATATGGATCCAGCTACTATTATAGGACAACTTCGTCCTACAATGACTGACGAATATCTCAATGAAGCAATGAACTTACAGAAAAAATCCTTTGCCGGGGCTTGGGAAGGTAAGTTTGCAACATTAGAATATGATGCAGTGATGGAACAAAAGAGAGATACCTCTATAACGGTAGACTGGGAGAACGGTACAGAAGACATTCTCAGCGGTGCTGAGATATACAAAGTAATTTTCGATAGTAATAAACCTTGGATGTTAAGTTCAAATGGTACTATATTCACTACAGAACACGAAGGCGTTATTCCAGGTTTACTAAAACGTTGGTACCAAGAAAGAAAAGAACTACAATCACAACTTAAAAAAGCAAAAGATGCCAATAACGATATTGAGATAGAATATTGGGACAAAAGGCAGTTGGTTAAGAAAATTAATTTGAATAGTTTGTATGGTGCGATTCTTAATCCTGGTTGTAGATTCTTTGATAAACGTATCGGCCAGTCAACTACACTATCAGGCAGAACTATTGTTAAACACATGTCAGCTGAAGTAAACAAGGTTATTACAGGTACTTATGATCACGTAGGAGATGCAGTAATTTACGGAGATACTGACTCAGTTTATTTTAGTGCATATCCTATTTTAAAACAAGACATATCATCTGGTAAGATTCCTTGGTCAAAAGATAATGTTATTACACTTTATGATCAAGTTGCCGAAGCGGCAAACAGTACTTTTGAAAAATTTATGACAGAAGCATTCCATTGTCCTAAAAGTAGATCAGATGTTATTGCGGCAGGTAGAGAAATTGTAGCAGAAAGTGGGTTATACATCACTAAGAAAAGATATGCCGCACTGGTATATGACTTAGAAGGGTTTAGAGCTGACACAGATGGCAAACCTGGTAAGGTAAAAGCAATGGGTCTTGATCTACGTAGATCGGATACTCCTGTATTCATGCAAGAATTCCTAAGTGAACTATTACTAATGGTTTTAACTGACAAGCCTGAGAAAGAAATACTAGATAGAATTACAGAGTTTCGAAAAGAATTTAAACAACGTCCAGGATATGAAAAAGGATCTCCGAAACGTGCAAATAAGATAGGACATTATCAAAGATTAGAACAAAAACAAGGTAAAGCTAACATGCCAGGTCATGTTAGAGCAAGTATAAACTGGAATACACTAAAAAGAATGAACGGTGACAAGTACTGTCAAGAGATAGTTGATGGTATGAAAGTAAATGTATGTAAACTAAAACAAAATCCTTTAGGTTATACGTCAGTTGCATATCCAACTGATGAACTAAGACTTCCTGAATGGTTCAAAGAACTACCATTCGACAATGATGCCATGGAAGAAACAATAATAGATAATAAATTAGGCAACTTAATTGGTGTGTTAAACTATGACTTAGAAAACACAAAGCAGAATAATACGTTTAACACTCTTTTTGACTTTGGAGAGTAAAATGATACACAGTTTAGAACAACTTATAAACAAAATTAATGCAATGCACGATATGGCCGTACTAGCTCATAGGAAAAGATATCAAAATCATGATGGTAGTTATGACCATGCAATGCTCAAACATGACATAGAGCAAATACAGGCTATGGCCGGTGAAATTTATCATGATAAAGAAGGAGATGAAATTAAGTGAGTGACGAAGTAAAAAAAGTTGCACAAGAACAAGCAGAAGAGGCCTATGATCTCTTCTGGAGTTTGACTAAAAAGACAGGTTGGGTTATCGGCTTAATTTTTGTTCTTTTAGTTAGTTGTAATTTTGGAGTAGACGGTACTGGCAGTAAATCTGATCCAGCACTATATGAAGAATATAAACAAAATATGTTAGACATGCAAGAAGAAATTAAAAGGAAAAAATATGAGTAATCAACCATATCATAATCAAGGCTTTGGAGTATCCTTTTTATGGATAATAATATTATTTTTTATAGCACCAGCTTTGATAATGCTGTCAATAGATGACGGCTTTGCAAAATTTGTTCAGATGCGTGGAGTGACTGGCGATTGTTGGGAAAACAGTAAACATGAAAAAGTTTGTTCAGTACCTACTGAAGGTGCTAAATTGGCAGACTGTAAATTTTGGAGAAACTTCTGTACTGAAGAAGTTTATAGATGGAGAGCAAAATGATAATATCAGATGCAGAAATAATGTTATTAACTTTAGTACTAGGTGGATTATTTTATGCTTACCTATGTTGGAGAAATTTATGAAACTTACACTCATAGGATATGGCTTTGTAGGTAAAGCAGTACACAATGTATTAAAAGATTACTACGACGTTAAAATAGTTGATCCTAAATACAATGATGATGTAATAGACGACAAATCAGACGGGTATATAGTTTGTGTACCCACACCAAGTTCCGATACAGGTGCTTGTGATATGAGTATAATTTTTGATGTTATAAAACAATGCCCAGGTGACAAACCTATATTAATTAAAAGTACAATTAGCTTAGAAGGTTGGGAAATAATTTCCAACATGAATAAATCCATTACATTTAGTCCCGAGTTTTTGACAGCCGCAAATGCAAATGAAGATTTTAAAAACCAGAAAACAATGTTGTTTGGTGGTGATGATATAGATTTTTGGGAAGATATTTTTATATTAGCAAAAGGTTTTACGCCTGTATATGGCACGATTGAGGAATTAATATTAACAAAGTATTTACGGAATAGTTTTTTAGCAACCAAGGTAGCATTTTTTAATGAAGTTTATGATTTTTGTTCTAGCTTGGGAATTAATTATGAAAACATAGCAGACTTGGTTGGCATGGATGAAAGGATTACTAAAAGTCATATGCAAATTCCTGGTCCCGACGGCGAAAGAGGATTTGGTGGTGCATGTTTTCCTAAGGACACAAAAGCATTAATGTACACAGGTTTATATTATAAACAACCTTTCTCAATATTAGGGCAAGTTGTAGAAAGTAACAAAAGGATAAAAGATGCATAATATACTAATAACAGGACACGAAGGCTTTATAGGAAGTGCTTTATGGCAAAGGCTTTCAACTAAACACGATTTGCTAGGACTAGACACAAAAAGTGGAAATAACATATTAGATTGCGATTTACCGCACCCTAATGTTGTAGAGATGGTAATACATTTAGCAGGTATAGGTGGTGTAAGAGAAAGTTTGGCAGATCCTGCCAAATATTGGAATAATAACGTTGAAGGAACAAAAAGAATTTTGAACTATTATCCTAATGCTAGAGTACTAGTAGCAGGATCTAGTTCCCAATACGAGCCACATCTTAATCCATATGCGGCAAGTAAGAATGTTATTGAATACATACCTCATAAGAACTGTTGTTTTATGAGATTTCATACTGTATATGGTCCAATACCAAGAGCCAATATGTTTTTTGATAAACTATTAAATGACAAACTAGAATATGTAACTCCGCACAAAAGAGATTTCATACATATAGAAGATTTATGTGACGCAATAGAAATAATAATAGATGATAAAGTAACTGGTCCTATAGATGTAGGAACAGGAACAACTGTAAGTATCCAAGATATAAGACCGGACCTACCAGTTAAAATAAATACTATTGGCGAAAGAAATATAACACAGGCAAACACAAAAAAACTTAGAGACTTAGGCTTTACACCAAAACATACAGTAGCACAGTTTCTAAAAGATAGAGGCATAAAATGAAAATAGGCTTTACTTGCTCAACATTTGACTTACTACACGCAGGCCATCTGCAAATGCTCCGAGAAGCAAAAGAACAATGCGATTTCCTTATTTGTGGATTACAAGTTGATCCTTCCTTAGACAGGAAAGAAAAAAATTCCCCAGTACAAACATTAGTAGAAAGACATGCACAACTAAATGGTGTAAAGTATGTTGACGAGATCATTCCTTACCAAACAGAAAGAGATCTAGAAGACATACTCGAAATGTATCACATCGATGTAAGAATTTTGGGTGAAGAATATAGAGATAAAGATTTTACAGGTAAAGATATATGTAAAAAAAGGAGTATAATGTTATACTTCAATAAACGTGACCACAGGTTTTCAACAAGCGATCTTAGAAATAGGGTAAAAAGTTGTTGACTTTTAACAAGAAATATCGTATAATACAACTAATAGGAGAAGAAATATGAAAGATATTTTACAAGACATCGTTGCTAAGACACATTCATTAGGATTTTTGAATCTAGTAAAAGTAACTGGTACTGACGAGGCAACTGTTGTTGAGTCAATGGCTGAAGATAGAAGTGTAATATTGACAGCAAAAACAAAAAGCAAAGTTGCTGAATTTGGAAATAACATTTTTGGAATGCCGAACTTAGATAAATTAGCTTTGCATTTGAAAAATCCAGAGTATCAAAAAAATAGTAAACTTACAATCACAGAAGCTGAACGTAATAATGAAAAGGTTCCTACTGGAATACATTTTGAGAACGAAGCTGGTGACTTTCAAAACGATTTCCGTTTTATGGTAACAGAAATTATTAACGAAAAACTTAAAAGTGTAAAGTTTAAAGGTGCTAACTGGAACGTTAACTTCAGTCCTTCAATAGCATCTATTAATAGAATGAAATTACAAAGTGCGGCACATTCAGAAGAAACTGTTTTTACAGTTAAGGTTGAAGAAACTAACGGCACTAGTGATCTTGTGTTCCATTTTGGTGATGCAAACACACATGCAGGTAAATTTGTATTTCAAAATGCAGTAGAAGGTACATTGGCTCATGCTTGGGCTTATCCTGTTGCACAAGTACAAGCTATATTAAACTTAGATGGCAATGCAACTGTATCACTTAGTGATCAAGGAGCAATGCAGATCAGTGTAGACAGTGGTCTTGCACAATATGATTACATATTACCAGCACAATCTAAATAGGAGTTTTATGACAAGTGTTAATATTAATGATGATGACAAAACATTTGAAAATGAAAATAGCACAGTAACTATACCTCTTAAGGAGTATGACAAGTTGAGAGAAAAACAAAAGTATATTACAGACAAAGATATGATATCTGTAATAGACAAAATTGAAGAACTTGTTAGAGCTTTAAGAAAACACATTGTAAGGACGGACATTTAATTGAATACTAATCTAACAGAAGCACAAAAGGACTATGCATTATTTCTTCCAGCTCTTAGCGGATTTTATGCAACTTTTGTAGGAAAACAAAGATCTGATGAGTATGTAGATAAAACACGTATTCCTTATCCTAACGGAATGGAATCAATGAACTGGTTAAACAAAAAAGATGGCTTGTTTAACTATCACTGGACTCTTTATAGTGCAGGACATGCCGAACTTGATATCAATAAAGATTCTCCTAAAGAAGATATGATTAGGAACAGAGATAGAAACAACAGTTGGTTACTAGGTGACTCCGGTGGTTTCCAGATTGGTAAGGGTGTATGGGAAGGTGATTGGAAAGATCCTAACTGTCCTAAAGCACAAAAGAAACGTGAACAAGTTCTTGCATGGATGGATGCATATATGGACTATGGTATGATACTTGATATTCCGGCTTGGGTATCACGTTCACCAGAAGGACAAAAGGCAACAGGTATTACGAAATATCAAGATGCCGTAACTGCTACAAGAATAAACAATGATTACTTTATGAAAAATAGAAATGGTAATTGTAAGTTCTTGAATGTATTACAAGGCGAGAATCATGCTGACGCTGACGATTGGTATCAACAAATGAAAGATTACTGTGATCCAAAGAAGTATACAGATCATTTTAATGGTTGGTCAATGGGTGGACAGAATATGTGTGACATACATCTAGCACTAAAAAGATTGGTAGCATTACGTTTTGATGGACTATTAGAAAAAGGTAAACATGACTTTATGCACTTCTTAGGTACAAGTAAGTTAGAGTGGGCAACATTATTAACTGATGTACAAAGAGCAGTTCGTAAATATCACAATGAAAACTTTACAATAACTTTTGATTGTGCATCTCCTTTCTTAGCAACTGCAAATGGTCAAATATACATACAAACAGAAACACAAGATAGAACTAAATGGGTTTATAGAATGGTTCCATCAGTTGATGACAAAAAGTATGCAACTGATAATAGATTATTTAAAGATGCAGTATTGCAAGATAATATATTTAAAAACTTTACAGATTCTCCACTGACACAAAACTTAAAAGTATCTGATGTTTGTATTTACAAGCCAGGAGATGTAAACAAAATAGGCAAAGAAGGAAAAACATCTTGGGACTCTTTTAGTTATGCAATACAGATGGGACATAATGTTTGGAGTCACATAAATGCCGTACAAGAAGCTAATAGAAAATATGATCAAGGTATCTTGCCTTCAATGTTAGTAGATGAATCTTTTGACAGAGTGTATTTTAGAGATGTAGTAGAGGCTATATTTGCTACTGATAATAGAGATGAAGCAAATGCAGTAATAGAAGAATTCAATAAATTTTGGATGAGCATCATCGGTACAAGAGGTGCCGTTGGTAAGAAAACAGTCAATGCAACAACGCAATTTGGAAATTTGTTTGAGGAGGTATAAAGATGGCGACAGGAAGATTAAGTAAAAAGGCAAAACGATTAACAGGTTTACATGATTATTTGTCTAAGAAAGTAGAAGAAGTAGAGAAAGAACGGAATTACGATAGAACTTACAGCCACAAAGTTCATCTCGTAAACTTAAAAAAACAAAAATTAGTGGCAAAGGATAGGCTAAAAAATGAATAGAGACTACATAGACGGCGAAAAGACTAACATAGACTACTTTGTAGGACTAGAAGTTGAAAAGACTCCTGCCTATGATAAGAAAACTCTTTTTGTTGTTGGAGTAAAGCCTTATCGTGATATTATAAAATTAGCAAATAGGAATGATTGTGATCATATATACCTTGGTGCTAATCAAAGTTTTAATATCACAGGCGACCTAGGTACATCACAAGAATCAGAAGACTGGGACGAAATGGTTACAGAACTTTTGAAAGCAGGATATTGGGTTACACTAGATTATGATGTAAGATTTCATGAATTTGTACTAGAAAGTGGATATAATGAACACGACCAGTTTATAAGTATGATTTCAGTAAAACTTCCTTACATAGAACAACTTAATTATAATGCTTGTATCAAAATTGACGATACAAACTTTAAGGCAACCAATCCAGGTGTATGGGTGTATTATGCATCTGAACTCAAAGATAGAAAAAAGTTTACATCGTGGGACGAATACGGTAAAGATCAACCAATAATACTTGACAAAGAACACTAAAGGTAGTATAATGTTAGAAAGTAGTATAAGTGAAACTGACACAAAACAAGAATCCTATTACAATTATATGGGTAGGAGACTTAAAGAAGAGGAAGAGGCAAATATGAAAGCTAAAGCAAAAAGAATGATTTGGATTACATTTACAAAAGAAGGTATTCATAAATATCCGGCGGCTCTTGAAGATCCAAGCCTGGCTACTGGTGATGAATATGACGTATCATTCTTAGGCTATCCACATAGACATATTTTCCATTTTAAAGTTGCGATATCTGTGACACACAACGATAGAGATATTGAATTTATCCAGTTTAAAAGATGGATTGAAAAACTTTATGCAGAAAAAACATTAGAACTTGATTACAAATCCTGTGAGATGATGGCTGATGATCTTTATGATAAGATCAAAGCAAAATATCCAGGACGTGAAGTTCATATTGATGTTTCTGAAGATGGTGAAAACGGTGCACACATTGAATACCCTAGCTAAAAGGAGAACTACAATGCAACAGGGTGACTACTTTTCTAAAAATCCTAATATTGAAAAAATTTTTATTGATCTCGAAGAGTTTAGAGAATTTTGTCGCTATGCTTATGCATACGGCTATAACGGTTACGTGTATAACGAAAAGGACTTGTACGATACAAAAAGTAGAGTATGGCAATCTTTTTGTATGTACAAAAAGTTTGGTCCTCGTAAATGGAAACCAAACTATAACAAGCCTTGGAAGAAAGGTTTTAAAAGTTTTAGGAAAAACAAATGACAATACATATTGTAGATATTGAAGCAGTTGACACTCGTTATACAAAGCAATGGAAAGAACATCTTCCAAAGCAACTTGCGAAGTCTACAAATGAAGAAATCATTACTATAAGTGGTGGAGATGCTCCACAGGCAACAACGCCTGGAGCATTTCTTAATTTTGGTGGTACTAATGTTTACAAAAGTAAACAATTAGAACAAATCGGAGAAATGTTTTGTAATGGAACTGTTAAAAATGGCGATTATTTTCTGTATACCGATGCTTGGAATCCTACAGTTATTCAACTACGGTATATGGCAGAACTATTGGGTGTTAACATTCGCATTGGTGGGTTGTGGCATGCTGGTAGTTATGATTCGCAAGATTTTTTAGGTAGGATCATAGGGAATCAACCATGGGTAAGACATGCTGAACAATCTATGTTTGCTTGTTATGATGATAACTTTTATGCTACACAGTTTCATATAGAAATGTTTGAAAGAGTTTTTAAAGGTTTCACTAAAGATCCTGCTTTTAATAACCAACAACGTATTAAAAAAGTTGGATGGCCAATGGAATATCTTGAAGGTGATCTTATATCATATAAAAATATGCCTAAGAAAAATATTATATTGTTTCCGCACAGAATTGCACCTGAAAAACAACCTGAAATATTTTATGATTTAAAAGAACGTTTACCCAAGTATGAGTTTATTGTTTGTCAAGAAAGACAGCTAACTAAAAACGACTATCATAACCTATTAGGTGAAGCAAAACTTGTTTTTAGTGCTAACTTGCAAGAAACTTTAGGTATAAGTTGGTATGAAGGTGTATTAGTTGATACTTTGCCGTTGGTTCCAGATAGACTTAGCTATGTCGAAATGGCAATGCCAGAGTTTAAGTATGCAAGTAATCTTACAAGAAACTTTACAACTTATAAGAAGAATTATCAGCAACTAGTGGATAAAATAGTTGATATGATGGAAAATTACAAAGACTATAAACGTTTACTACCTAAACAAAAACTAAGATTGTCAAGTCAATTTTTTAGTGGTAATGCTTTATATAAGGAGTTGAAAAATGAACGATGATGATTACGAAGCAGAACTTATAAAGCAACAACAAGATCCTAGACATGATCAATCAGCATTTAAATATGACGTTGTATGTCCTACGACAGGTGGTGATTATGTAACAACTATCACCGGACCTACTTATGATTCAGCCGTAGAAAGTTATAATACTCATAGTTATACTTTTTCAGGTGGCATGAGTGATGGTACAGTAACAGTTAATATGAATGACTATGCCCTGGATGATAGTATTACATTAGAGGGATTAGATAGTTGTATACCTTCTAAAGAATTTGTTACACATATTCCTAGTTTAGAAAAAATAGAAAAAATGTGTGAGCAGTATCCAGGATTAAAAAAAGCATATGAACATTTTGTTTTTGCTTATAAACTGACACAACAAGATTATGATGGAAAGGTACAAGCAGGCGAACTAGATGATTAATTTTTTGAAGAATAGAAAAAGAATAATCACTGATAGGAGCGGAAAGATTCCTTATCTTATTCGTTACTATCTTTTTTTGAAAGAAAGAAAAAACTTTCCATTCAATATAACACTACACAAGATACTAGTGAGCGATGAGCCTGTGCTACATGATCATCCTTGGAACTGGGGAGCAGTAATTCTAAAAGGTGGCTATTGGGAACATATTCCTATTATTTCACAAGAAGGAGCAGTAGTAGGTAGTACAAAGGAATGGCGTGGTCCAGGACACATTAGATTTAGAAAGGCAGAAGATCTGCACTGGTTAGAATTAGAAAAGGATAAAGATGGTAAAAACATTCCTTGCTGGAGTTTATTCTTTATGGGACAAAAGAGAATGGAATGGGGATTTGTAGATTGGGTACCAGCTACAAAAGATAATTGGAGAGAAGCAGGATATAAATGGGTACATAATGAAACTTATTTGAAGGAAAAACTTAATGGTTAAGAAGCATTACTATTCTTGGAAGGACGTTGAACGCAGTTGTGTAAGCATAGTTAATCAAATGTACAAAGACGAATGGCGGCCTGATTACATTGTAGGTATTACAAGAGGCGGTAATATTCCTGCTACTATTATTAGTAATATGACTGGTATACCTTGTGAAGCCATAAAAGTAAGTTTAAGAGATGATAGTAAACTAGAAAGTAATACTTGGATGGCTGAAGATGCATTTGGTATGTTTCAACAAGGACAACCAAGAAATGACTCAAAAAACATTCTAATAGTAGATGATATTAATGACACAGGAGCAACGTTCAATTGGATTGTTGATGACTGGGAAAAAAGTTGTATGCCAGGTGACACAGGGTGGCGTGATGTTTGGTGTGAGAATGTACGTTTTGCAGTGTTAACAGATAATTCTGCAAGTGATTTTAAGTTTGCAATAAACTATTCTACACACGAAGTTAACAAAGCAGAAGAAGATGTTTGGCTAGTTTACCCTTGGGAAAGGGTAGGCACTTATGATTGATGCACAATTAATTTTTCCTACAAAAGTTTATAGATCAAAGTTTGAGGATTCGCAAGAACTTCAAAAAGATGTTGTTCCTTTATTATTAGAAAAAGAAAAACAAGATCCTTCTCCAGTTAGATATTCAGCTAACGGATATACTTCCTATGGTGCTAATACAAATGTATTAGATCTTCCTCAATTAAGTAAACTCAAAGAATTTATAAATGAAGTAATAATGAAGTGTCATAACGAAACAATGTTAGAAGGCACTCCAATCTTAGAGTCTAGTTGGTATAGTATTATGAGAAAACATACTTACCATGAAGAACATCACCATTTGCCTAGTGTGTGGAGTGGTGTATATTATGTACAAGCTGATCAAACACATCCTGGTTTGACGTTTGTAAATCGTAATCAAAAAGGTCATTGGCCAAGAACTGGGGTAAAAGGGTTAACAGAATTCAACTCTCCCGAAGTAACTTGTTCTGCAGAAACAGGAAGTTTAATTATATTTCCTAGTCATGTGCTACACAAAGTACATCAGCAAACGATAGATAAAGAACGTATAATGGTGAGTTTTAATTATGGAATATAAAGATATACCTTGGACTGATATATTAATAGATTCAAGAGAGTTTACAGTTTTTAGAGACGGATATCCGGTCACAGACGGACATGTTCTTTTTGTACCCAAAGAAGAAAATTGGCAATCTCTAGTAAAGTGTTTCGAAGCCGCATACAAATGGGGCTACGATTGGGTTGAACGTGGATATTGTGATGCGTTCAACATAGGACAAAATGTAGGTAAAGAAGCAGGTCAAAGTGTTGATTATCCTCATGTCCATTTAATTCCACGTAGAAACGGGGATATGGAAGACCCAAGAGGAGGAGTACGTCATGTCATTCCTAGCAAGGGTAATTACAGAAAGGAAAAGCAAAAATGAAAGTTGGAGACGCAATACTACAGGCGGCCAAGAAACAAGCAGAAGGCGAAGTTGCAGTTCATTTAGCTAACATTCAAGTGTATCAGACAATGCCAGCAGGTATTGGTGAACATTCAGATGTTACTGAGGCAGTAATTTCAGAGCTTGATAAATTGGCGGCGGCGGATGACAGACTGTCTATGATTGACAAATATTTTAATGGCTAGAACACTATTCATAGGCGATAGTCACTCGCACGGATACTTCGAAATGGGAGGCAAGATATCTGCATGGCAAAGTAATAACTATGCAGAAATATATGCAAATCATTTCAATAAAAAAACAGTGATATACAGTATGCCAGGTGGTTGTAACGACAAATATCCTGTTTGGTTAAAAACAATGTTTGACCGATATACAGATTTCGACGAAGTATTCATACAATCAACTTACTGGAACAGGTTTCTTTTATCCTGTTCCAGGGAACTAGACGTAGGCGAATTTACTAAATCCGATCTTTTTTTAGATGACACATTAGAAAAAGACGACCTTATACATAGATATACAGATCATAGAGTTTCTGACAACTATGTTGAAATGATCGAACAGCCACGTACGGAAAATTACGAACAGTTTAAGGGCTTTGAATTTGATGATATGAATACTACACATGATTTTAGTTTATTTCATGAAAAATATACATATACAAAAATATACCATGAGCTAACAACGGTATTACAATATAAGAACTATTGTATGAACCTGTTTACAATAAATGAATTATGCAGAAGAAACAACGTGAAATGGTACCTGTGGAATATCAACGAACGTGTTTTTATGCCAGACAATCTAGACTTCTTTGGAAAAATAGATTGTGTAAGAGCTCCTATGACAGCTCAAGAGTTTATGAAAGAAAGATTTGATATCGATACTGAAAGCGAACATTATAGAATTGATAGAGAACACTACATAAGAGAAATACATAGGAAGATAGCAGTTGATTATTTTGGCTATATTAAAGAGCAAGATGGCAAATAATTTTAAAATAACTGTTGACAAAGACCTAAATAACATGTATAATAAACAGAAATGGCAATCCACTGCCTTAACATCGGAGACGAAAATTGAATAAAAGTGACGAAATTATAGCAAGACTGCAAGATGCTAACATTAGGTATTGGGCAGGAGATAACATTAGTAATGTATTACAAGAAGGTGACAAGGAAGCACTTATTGAAGAACTAACACCAAAGTTTGAAGCAGTATTAGATAGCCTAGTTATTGATCGGTACAATGATCCTAACAGTATGGACACTGGTAGAAGACTAGCAAAAATGTATATTAATGAAATTATGAGTGGTAGGTATAATCCTATGCCTAATGCAACTGCATTTCCTAATCATGTAGATGATGGTTATAAAGGAATGTTGGTTGTGAGAAGTGAAATTAAAAGTATGTGTTCGCATCATCATCAGCCAGTATCGGGTGTAGCATACATTGGTATTATTGCCGCTGAGACACTTATAGGACTTTCTAAGTATACAAGAATAGCACAATGGTGTGCAAGAAGAGGAACACTACAAGAAGAACTAAACAATGTAATTGCTAATGAAATACAAAAAGCAACAGGTAGTTCTAATATAGGTGTTTACTTACAAGCAACACATGGTTGTTGTGAAAACAGAGGCATTGGTGCTCATAGTAGTTTGACACAGACTACTGTACTACGTGGAGCATTTAATGAAGATCCAGGAACTAAAAAAGAGTTTATGGATAATATTAAACTGCAACAAGAGTTTGCACCAAGATAAAGGAGTATTATTATGAATCATTTTTCCGTTAGTATGGTAAAGAGTGTTCTTAGAATTATAGCAGGCGGAGTACTAGCATACGCAGGCTACGAACTTTGGTCAGCGAATGACTACACAGATATTATTATTGCTTATTCAGGTTATTTAATGATGTTTTCTGGTGTTGCATTTGTATTGGCAGAAATATTAGGTATTGTAGAGGAGATAGTATAATGGTAATAGATGATGGTCCACTTAGATCAGCTTTTGAAAGAGATACAAAAGGTGTGGTGCAACAAGAATTTATCACATACATTGTAAAAGGCAATCAATTTGTAAAAGAAACTGTTGTTAGAAAATTTTCTCCAGGTGGTGATTATACTGATAGCACTTATTTTGAACCATTGGTAGAAGTAAAGCATGACTGAGAAGCCTGTATATTATTCTGAAATATTTCATAGTATTCAAGGAGAAGGACATTACACAGGTGTACCTACTGCTTGGATAAGATTTTTTCTTTGTAATTTACAATGCAGTGGCTTCGGTCAAATAGATCCTACAAATCCAGAAACTTATGATCTTCCTTTTTTAGATTATGACGTAAGTCAAGTAAAAAGAGTAGAAGACTTGCCTGTATGGGAAAAAGGTTGTGATAGTTCGTATACTTGGGCAAAGAAATACAAACATCTTATGGGACATGAAACTCCTAGTGTATTAGCAAACAAAATTGTAGATATACTAAGAACAGATTCTAATCCAGAAGGTTTGTTTTTACATCCTGTTAGCAAACAGACACAACACTTATGTTTTACAGGCGGTGAGCCTTTAATGATAACAGGACAGTTAGCAAGTGTTGGTATATATGAAGAATTAGAAAAGCAAGGTAACTTGCCTAGTTCAATGACTTTTGAAACTAATGGTACACAAAAGTTAAGAGATCCTTTTAAAGAATGGGTTAAAAGAATTGATGAAGAAGTATTTTTTAGTTGTAGTCCTAAGTTATGGACAGTAGCAGGTGAAGAAGCAAAGAAGGCAATACTTCCACAAGTAGTTGGCGAGTATGCAGAACTTTCTGATAAAGGACAATTAAAATTTGTTGTAGGTTCCGAACAACAACAATGGGATGAAATGGAATCTGTTATAGAGAAATTTAAAGCAGAGGGAGTAGATTGGCCTATATGGGTCATGCCTGTTGGTGCAAGAGAAGAAGAACAGACTACGACAGCAGGTGACGTTGCAAAAATGGCATTTCAAAGAGGATATAACGTGGCGGCAAGAGTACATGTATATCTATTTGGTAATGCAATAGGAACATAAAGGAGGTGATATGAAAGATATCATTAATAAGATAAAAGGCTTTGGTAAAAAGAAAGAGACAGAAAAACCTCTTAGTGCTGAAGACGAAAGAAGAGCAGTACTTGCCAAAGAAAAAGAAAAGGCAACTAAAGATGGTGAGCCTTGGGTAGGAGTTTTGGATACTAAGGTAAATCCAGAGAATATCCGTAACGGATTCTTTGAACTTGATTGGAACAATGAATTCGTTGAAAAACTGATAGACGCAGGATATTCGGGTTCGTCACCTGAAGAAATCGTAGATGGTTGGTTTAAAACTATAGCTAGACAGATTTTGGATGATGAAGGACTTGACAAAGAGCGAAATTCAGGTTATATTAATACTAGTAACTTAGGCGATGATAAGAGCGAGGTAAAATGACATACATTCTAGTAGACACGGCAAATACTTTTTTTAGAGCAAGACACGTTGTAAGAGGTGATCTTGATACTAAGGTGGGTATGGCTTTCCATATTACCTTAGGTAGTATTAGAAAAGCATGGGCTGACTTTGAAGGTGCTCATGTTGTGTTTTGCTTAGAAGGTAGAAGCTGGCGTAAGGATGTATATGAGCCTTACAAGAGAAATAGAAGTGATGCTCGTGCGGCACAGACTGAAGCACAACAACAAGAAGATGTTGTGTTCTGGGAGATGTTTGATGAGTTTAAAGACTTTGTATCTAGTAAAACAAATTGTTCGGTATTACAACATCCCCAACTAGAAGCAGATGATCTTATTGCAGGTTGGGTACAAGCACACCCTAACGATGAGCATGTTATTATATCAACTGATGGTGACTTTGCACAACTTATTGCACCTAATGTAAAACAATACAATGGTGTAAGCAATACTATAATTACACATGAAGGTTATTTTGACGATAAGAAGAAAAAGCCTGTGATTGATAAGAAAACAGGTAATCCTAAACTAGCACCTAATCCAGAATTTATGTTGTTTGAAAAATGCATGAGAGGTGATACAAGTGATAATGTGTTCAGTGCATATCCTGGTGTAAGAACAAAAGGCACACGGAACAAGGTAGGCTTATTAGAAGCATTTGAAGATAGAAAGACAAAAGGATTTAACTGGAATAACATGATGTTACAACGTTGGACTGATCACGAAGGCGTAGAACATCGTGTGTTAGACGATTACAATCGTAATGTTACACTATGTGATTTATCTGCACAACCTGGTAATATTAGATCTATTATAAACGATGTAGTCGAAGATGCTATGGAACCTAAGAAGGTATCACAGGTAGGATTACACTTAATGAAATTCTGTGCAAAACATGACATGCAGAGAATAGCAGACAACGTTCAACAGTATGCTGAGGCACTAAATGCCAAGTATGCATAAAGGAGAAGATATGTCAGTAAAAGCAAAACCAATTCTTAAAAATAAGTTTTGGATTATAGAATCAGATGGGCAAAGAATAGGAACTTTATCTAAACAAGAAGATAAAAGATATATGTATAGTTGTGCTACTGGTACAGAATACTTTAGCGATACTAAATCTTTTAATAGTTTTATCGGTGGAGTAAATTGGGATAAAACAAAGATTTCAGATGACAGCACTAAACACAAGGAAATACACGGATTTGCAACATCTACAAATCCTTTTAATATAATGTATAATGTTCAAAAGAAGTTACCTTTGTTTACTAAGAGTAAGAAGTCAAAGAGTTTATACAGTGCAGGATATTATATAATTAGATTTGATAAGGGTTGGGTTAGAAGTTTTTGTCCTAAACTAGTTACTTTAGAAAAGTATCCATACAAAGGTCCTTTTAAAACAGAATTTACAATGAGACAGGAATTATCTGATGCAAACAAACGAACCCATTAATACTATTCCTATACAACAATTTATTCAACAGGTAAAAACTGCTGACAGTGGACAACAAAAAGAAATAAAGATTCCTATAGCACAGGCTAAGGCATTAGCATTTAGTTTATCCACAGTTATGGCAAATCAAACAGGTAGACTTGAAAAACTTATCTTAGATAATAAAGGCAGTGGTGAAGAAACTGTTACAATAAGTATGGATGGCGGATCAGGCTGGAAGTAAAACACCAGTTTAACTCTACAAAAGAGATAAATATATGTGTAGTTAATTTAAAGGATACACATATGAGTAGACCAAAACCAACAATAATTTTAGAAAACGTAGACAAAGCAAACTACAAGTGTGAACAGGTATTAAAAGCAGAAGCTATTTGGGCCGTATTCTATCAAGGTGCACCATTTAACTTAAAGACATCTAATGCATTAACAAATTACCCCGGACCTAAATATAAAAAGGTTTCTTTTTCAAATCCAGGACATGCACATAACCTAGCAAAAAAATTGAATGAAATGTTTCGTTCAGAAGAGTTCGAAGTGTATAAACTTACACAAGGTGAAATGGTGCATGATGAATGAACTGGAAAGAAACATATACTAAGATCTTCCTTAAACAGTCTAATATAGCTATTAGTGAAGCAACACTAAAGCAATATATGCCTGTGTGGTGGCAAAATACCCGAGATAAAGAAGAAGGCGGATTACGTCTTACAGATTCAGGTTATGACTATTGTATAGAAAAATTGGATTTACAGTTCTATGAAATCCCCTTTCCAAAAGATTTAAAACTTACAGTACAAACCATTATATTTTTAGATCAGTTTATTAACTGTCCCTACTATCTTACTCCTCATAGTATTAACGTTACGGACGAAAAGAAGTCGATGGAACTGCATCTTTTTTCCGGAGATCTAAGAAAATATGGATTAATAAAAGCTATAGAACGCCAAAAAAAATAACATTTTGGCAAAAAAGAGGTTGACTTTTGTTCAATAGGTGTTATAATGTATACATAGTTAGAAATTAGGCACTGACACAAACAAGGAGTACAACATGGCAGATAATATAGCATTAAGAACTGTAAGCCCCAACCAAGCTAAAAGTAGCATACGTAGGGCATTCAAAAAGAAAAGACCAATTTTTATATGGGGACCTCCAGGCATTGGTAAGTCTGAGATTGTTCATCAAATTGGTGACGAAATTAAAAATTCACTTGTAATAGATATTAGATTATCATTATGGGAACCTACAGATATTAAAGGTATTCCATACTTTGATAGCAATTCTAGTACAATGGTATGGGCACCTCCGGCAGAATTACCAGATTCTGCAACTGCAAAAAAATATGATACAATTATTGTATTCATGGACGAACTTAATTCGGCTCCTCCAGCAGTACAGGCGGCGGCATATCAACTAATTCTTAACCGTAGAGTTGGTACTTATCATTTACCTGACAACGTAGTTATTGTAGCCGCAGGTAATAGAGAAGCTGATAAAGGTGTTACTTATAGAATGCCTGCTCCGTTGGCTAATAGATTTGTACACTTAGAACTATCTGTAAACTTTGATGATTGGTTACAGTGGGCAACTGCTAATCAACTTCATTCAGATGTTGTAGGTTATTTGACATTTGCAAAGAAAGACTTATATGACTTTGATCCTAAAAGTCCGAGTCGTTCTTTTGCAACACCGCGTTCTTGGTCATTTGTATCCGAATTACTTGAGGATGATGATGACGAGAATACCACTACCGATTTGGTAAGTGGTTCTGTAGGCGAAGGACTTGCAGTAAAGTTCATGGCTCATCGTAAGGTAGCTTCTAAACTACCTGATCCGATGGACATCTTAAATGGTAAGGTTAAAGAAATTGAGACTAAAGAAATCAGTGCCATGTATTCCTTGACAGTCTCTCTTTGCTATGAACTTAAAGAAGCATGTGATAAAAACGATAAAAAGTGGGACTCAAAAGTCAATAACTTTTTACGTTTTGCAATGGATAATTTTGACACAGAATTGGTGGTCATGGGTATTAAATTAGCCCTCACACAATACTCATTACCAATTGACCCTGATGAGGTTGAGTGTTTTGATGAATTCCATAATCGCTTTGGTAAGTATATCCAAGCCGCACAGAGTGCCTAATAAGCACAAGGAGTTTGGGCGTTCTTCTTTATCAAAAACGCCCATTTCTACTTGACTTATAGTAGAAAATGTGTTATATTATATACATAATAAGGCACTGAACTAGGAGGCAATACATGACAATAGATACTAAAGGCTTTGTTCCTAAGGAACTTACTAAAGAAGAACTTACTGAAATGCGAGTTGATGTTCAAGATCGTATTATCGTTGCAAGAGTAGGACTGCTTTTAAGACATCCTTTCTTTGGTAACATGGCTACTAGAATGAAAGTACAACATTGTGATGATTGGTGTCCTACTGCCGCAACAGATGGCAAAAATTTATATTACAACACACAGTTTTTTAATGCTCTTACAAATAAAGAAATTGAATTTGTAATTGCACACGAAATACTTCATTGTGTTTTTGATCATATTATACGTAGAGAAGATAGACATCCCCAAGTTTACAATATTGCATGTGATTACATTGTTAACAATACTCTTGTTAGAGATAAAATTGGTGACAAGGTAAAAATGATTCCTATATTCCAAGACTGGAAATATGATGGTTGGTCATCAGAAGAAGTATATGACGATATCCATAAAAAATATGATGAAGAAGAATTAGAACGTTTAGGTCAATTACTTGACGAACATGTTGACTGGGAAAAACCGCAACCAGGTCAAGGGAAAAAAGCTAAAGGTAAAGGTGGTAACAGACCTACATATACAAAAGATGAGCTTAAAAAGATCCGTGATGAGATTAAAGAAAACATGATGTCTGCGGCACAGGCCGCAGGTGCAGGTAATGTTCCTGGTGAAGTTGAAAGAATGATTAAAGATTTAACTGAACCTAAAATGAATTGGCGTGAAATACTGCGTCAACAAATACAAGCTACTATTAGAAATGATTATACATTTAGTAGGCCTAGTAGAAAAGGTTGGCATAGTGGAGCGATACTTCCTGGTATGAATTTCGATCAACAAATTGATTGTGTAATTGGTATTGATATGAGTGGATCAATTGGAAATAGTCAAGCTAAGGTGTTTCTTTCAGAAGTAAAAGGCATTATGGATGAGTTTAAAGAATACAATTTAAAGATCTGGTGTTTTGATACTAAGGTTTATAACGAGCAAGATTTTTCTTCTACTGATGGTGAAGATATATTAGATTATCAAATAATGGGAGGCGGCGGCACAGAATTTGATTGTAATTGGGATTATATGAAAGAAAATGATATAGTTCCTAAAAAGTTTATCATGTTTACAGATGGTTATCCTTGGAGTAGTTGGGGTGACGAAACTTACTGTGATACTGTATTTGTTATACATGGTAATAATGAAAGAACTTTACAGGCACCATTTGGTGTTACTGCACACTACGAGGATGCCGCATAATATATGATAAAAACAAAAAAGATCAGTCCACAAGAGTTTTTCGAAGTAAGAAGGTTAAAATTTCAGCCTCCTCACTTGGAAATTATTGATGTTCCGCAAAGGTATAATATGGAAGATGCATTAAACAAGTGGATTAGCACTAACCTAAAGAAAAGGTATTTTTTGGGCAAATCAGTGGGATTAACCAAAGAAAATAAAGTAGACCAAGTAATGCGAATAGGATTTGAAGATCCAAAAGAACTATCCTATTTCGTTTTGGCGTGTCCACTTTTAAAATACAAGTAAATATAAAGTACATATATATTAACATAAGGAGTGAAATTTATGTCCGAAGAACAAACTAAAGCACCAGAGCCCCAGGCAACTGCACCACAAGGTGAACAGAAACCTGTAGAACTTACAGTACAGGATCTTGGTGTTCTCAGATCTGTAATCGATGTAGCTTCTCAAAGAGGCGCATTTAAAGCCAACGAAATGGAAGCAGTTGGTAAAACTTATAATAAGCTAGACTCTTTCTTGACTCAAGTTCAGAAAGCTGAGGAAGAAGCAAAAAAGGCTAACGAAGCTACGGAAGAGCCTAAAGGAGACAAATAATGGCTGAATTAAAACATGTAGGTAGAATCAAAGCAAATCAACGTAGAATCGTTGTAGCTTTTAGAGTTATTCCTGGAGAGGAAAATCCTACAAATGCATTAGTAATTGATACTGCATCATTAAGTGATGCTGATCATGATACTTTAATTAAAACTGTTGAAGGTTCTGCAGGCCAACAAGCATTTGAATTTGCTGAAGTAATGGCAAGAACAACTTTATCAGACGGTTCTAATATGTTAGCAAACTTTCATAAAACCGGAAAACTATCAAAAGTTCCAATGACTGAAATTGAGATGTTACCTAATCCAAACTATGTTGTTGGTTTAGATGAACTTAATGAAGTAATTGCAAAACAAAGAGGCACAACAATCGCAGGCTTGGCATTAGAAGACCCTAATAAGTTACCAGAAGGTGCAACGTTAGAAGAAGTAGGGTCAGTTAACGAAATGCCAAAAACAACAAAGGTACAGGCAGAAGTACAGGCGGCACGGGTACAGGCTCCAGATAATTCAGCTATCTCAGATGAGCAATTAGCGGCAAGTTACAGATCCCAAGCGGATAGTATGTACAAAGAAGCTAAAAGACTTAGAGAACAAGCAGAAGAACTGGTCCCTACTAAAAAGAAAAGTAAAGCCAGTGCCAAAACGGCTTCCTGATGATGTAGTAAGATACTGGCCAGAAGTTTTCGAAGAAATCGACGTTCACACACTGCCTTTAGAATACCTTACAAGTATTAAGGTAGCCTTTCAAAAAGGTAATGTATGGGAAATAGATTGTAATGCAAAGAAGCAGACTGGTGTTAACCTAGAGAAGTCAGTATCAGAACTATTCGAAACCTATAAGAACGATATCATACACGTTGATTTTAGGCTTAATACTGCCAAATTAAAGCGAGATGTTGAAAAAAGAACTCGTGCTTTTCTTAAGAACCCAACTAAAAAGAAGAAGTAATTAATTTATGTTTTGTGATAAATATATATAACAATGAATTAGGAGCATTAGATGGGTACTCTCAGAATTAAACGTGGTACAACTTCAGCAAGAACAGGATTTACACCTGTAGAAGCTGAGTTAATTTATGATACCAATACAAAAGAGGTTTATGTAGGCGATGGGTCTACGCAGGGCGGTATTGCAGTATCAGTTTCCACACAGAACTTAGAAAACCTAGGTAACGTTCAGTCACTAACACCGCAAAAAGATCAATTATTAGTATACAATGGTTCAAACTGGGCCGCTACAGATAATCCAGCATTAGACATTAGAGGTAATATATATGCAGACGACTCCACTCTTTTAGTTGATGCAATAAATGGAAAAATTGTAGGACCAATACAAACATCTTCAGTTATTTCTACAACATTAACAGGAACACTTACAGGAGATACTATAGGATCGCACACAGGTTCAGTAGTAGGTAATGTAGTTGGTACAGTAGTAGGTGACTTAAAAGGTTCTGTATTTGCAGATGATAGTACTGCAATAGTAGATTCAAATAATAATGCAATTACTACAGGTACGGTCACTGCGACTAGTGTAGTAAGTGGAACATTATCAGGTGCGTTGAAAGGTACACTAGACGGAACAATGACAGGTTCTGTTTTTAGTGATGGATCAACTTTACTTGTAGATGGCATCAACAGTAGAATTGTAGGTAATGTAAATTCACCAGAAATAATTGCAGGTACCGGTGGTATTACAATTAACGGTAATCAACCAAATACACTTTCGCCACAAATAGATGCAGTATATACACTTCAGTCAGGTCAGACACTAGCTAACTCAGATATCTTAAGTAGATTTACAGTTAGAGTAGGTACTCAACAAAAATTTACAATGCAGTCTAGACAACATAATACTTACTATAGTCACAGTGATGATGGTACTACAGGAATAACACAGAAACCTGATCATAGTATTCACGGTGGAATGAAGTTAAAAATTGAGCCAGCAAACACAGATTTTACAGCACCAACTGAAGCACTAGAAGTATTAGGAAATATTAAAGGCACAGGTTTTGTACAGTTTGGTAGTTTAACAACTACACAACGAAATGCACTTACAGCCGCTAATGGAATGGTTATTTACAATACAACAGATAATAAATTCCAAGGCTATGAAAATGGTTCTTGGGCTAACCTAATTTAAAATTCACAATCTTAATTTAGATAAGTATTAGTATGATAGAATCATACTGGATACTACTCTATGGATACATAGCATATTACTTAATCGTAACGATTGGTATTACATACGGTTACCATAGATATTTTTCACATCAAGAATTTGCAACTAATTCTGTAGGAGAAGTAGTAATGCTATATTGCGGATTACTATGTGGCTGTAGATCTCCATTAGGATGGGTAGGTGTACATAGAATGCATCATCGCTATGCAGATACACCTAAGGACCCACATAGTGCAAAATTTCAGCCATGGTGGAAAATTTTGTTTAGTTTGTGGAGTGTTGATAGTATTCCAAGGAAGTATATAAAAGACTGTTTAAAAAATAAAAGAATAATATTTTTTCACAAATATAGATATCATATCTATTCTATCACAGCATTGTTGGTTTACATTATTTTTAGTATACCAGGAATAATAATACTTTCTCAGATTTTTATCCTATCATATCTGGGCTTCGGACTTTTGAATCTTTTTGGGCACGATGCAGAAGGACCTGCCAACAGACTATGGGTAAATTTAATTGCTCCGTTTGAAGGCAACCATAAAGATCATCACGAGGAAAGTAATAATGCAGTGGCACCTAGAGCCAATAGATAATCATTTAGTCAATATAAAATCACTGTTTGAAAAAACAAAAGGACACAAACATGCTGATAATTATAGCAAATGGCCTTTATTTGAATACACAAAATTTGCCCGTATGGCATATGATCCTCATTTAATATATTACAGTGCAGGAATAGAACGTCCTGAATATAATGGTAGCATTAGAATCATGAGCAGGCATACACGAGATAGAACTTATAATTGGGGCAGTATAAAGGATGATCTTGCACGTGGCAAAAGTACATTAGAACAAAGCACAAAGTTTGCTTTGAACATGGGCTATAAAGATATCTGGATAAGCAGAGAAGAAAATCCAAAATTACTAGAATGGTTTAAGCAAAATAGTTCTTATGAATGGACATTGAATCAAGAAGATATACCTATGGGAGGATTACAATGGGTCTTAAGATTGGCATAACAGGACATACTTCGGGCTTTGGCAAACATATTGCTGAAGCATGTAGAGCCGCAGGGCATACTGTAGAAGGCTTTAGTAAAACTAGCGGCCATGATTTAATGTTTGATGTATCTCCTGTGTTTGATAAAAAACTAGATTGTATTATTAATAATGCAGATGTTGGTAATGCACAGGTGAATATATGTGTACAATCACACAGACAGGAATTACCATGTATAAACATAGGTAGCAATATAACAGAAGCAACTGTCACTGAACATGCAGATATAATTACGAAAGATAATAAAATTGCATTAAAGGAGATAAGCCAGAGTTTAGGACAGACTTATCTTACTTGGGGGTTTGCAAAAGGGCATTCTATTTTAGATAACAATCCAGAATTAGAAACAAATATAACAGTACAAGATGCAGTAAAGGAGGTAATGAATGAGTTGGACTCTATATAGTCAAATGCAATTATATGGTGACTTTTTAAGTTGTGATTATAAAGTAAAGCCCTTTGAACTTTTACAAGAGATAAAGCAATTTGACAACCTCTGGCAAAAATATAATCCATACAAGCCAGAAATAAAAAGAGATGCATTAGCAGTAACAAGTTTTGATGGAACTAACGATCCTATAAACTTTGGTAGTTTAAAAGATATTACAAAAGCAACTGGAAAAAATCTTTACGAAGAAGATTTTAAACACTTTACTACAGTATACGATAACAGTCCTATACTACAAGATATGTTAAAATGTTGGAAGCCTTGGTTGAACAGAACACAATTTATTAGATTACCGCAGGGAGGACATTTTCCTCCTCATATCGATGGTGGAACTTTTCGTATACCTACATCTTTTAGAATTGTATTTCCTTTACAAAACGTTAATCCTCCGGACTTTTGTTGGATGTACGGAGACGATCAAAACTATTTTCCGTTACAATGGGAACTAGGAAGAATGTACTACCTAAACACAAATAAAAGACATTGGTTGTTCAATGCTAGTGCAATAGATAGCATATGGTTGGTTTGTAATATTACCACATGCGAGGAGAGTGTGATTGAATGGCGTAAAAGGATTTCATTGTGATTCCTTATTTTGAAAAAACAAATTTAATATCCAAAGAAGACGTAACGTTTCTAGAAGGGCTTTGCAAATCTCCAGAAGCAAATTTTATTGCATACGATACAATAAGCGGAAAACATGATGGAAATTTATGTTGGGATATGGATCTGCCATATTTCAAAAGATTTAACTATGAATGTTATACTATGTTTGTGCATCAAGAAGCCAATGCAAAAGTAATAGAGCATACAGATAACAATAAATGGAATAGAAATACAGTTTTAATTGTGCCTTTATTTTGGCATGAAGAATATGCTCCTTGTTATTTTAACGATGGTATTAAGGTTACACATGAAAGTCCTATATTATTTAATACACAAATACCGCATTATATAAACAATAATGAACATCCAAGATACAATTTTCAAATCTGCTTTGCAGAACCAATAGAGGAGTTACATAAATGTTTGATCAACATATGAAAGAAGGATTTATTCATTGCGACCCTGTAAGTAATACTAAAGAATTAACACAATTATTTTACAACATGACCGATGAAATATGGCCTGACTTAGAGTTTGGATACCAAACTTACTTGAATGTTTATTTAGAAAGGCCAGATGAACTTGTAAGTAAAAGAGAAGTATACAATAGTCTTAGAGGATTTGATATAAAAGATGAACACAACTGGCTAGACTATGTGAAAGAAACTCAATACGAATCCGGTGTACTATATTATATCAACATGAAAAAAGAAAACGCAAGATTAGGAGACTATAAAGGATTAAACATCTATGCGTTTTTTCATAAAGACTTTAAAAAATTAGGAAGTAAATATTTTTCAGAACTATCTAACAAGATACCTTATTTGCGTAACAATTATTGGTTCAGTTATATGGAACACGATTGTGAGTTTGAATGGCACACTGACGGAGATACAGGTTTTAGATATCATCATGTTCTACTAAACGACGGAGAAGGTGTCACTAGTAGTATTGAATCTTGTGACGGAAGTGTGTTTAGAAAACCCGGAGAAGCATTCATTTTAAATACAGCAAAAGCACATTCTGTAACACCATGTAAAAGTGTAAGACTACATGCTGTTGCTAGTATTAATGGTCCTAACAGTAAAGGACAAGATCATAATAATCAGTGGTTAGAAGATACTAACCTAACTTGGAAGGATTGGACTCGTGAAAACGGTTATAGTAGTTGATGACGTCTTTGAGGAAGACTATCTCAAAAAACTTGATAAACTTTGTGAAGGGGAATTAAAACAATTAGATAGTGATACTGGTTCTCACGTAGGAGACTATTCTGAATACGAATGGCAAATTGTAAAAAATGACATACGAAAAAGTTATGATAGGTTAGAATTATTGCATAAGGTTTCTAAATACATAGGTGAGCCTGTTCCGTACATAGATTTAGAGCCATTACAACTATTTGCTAAAAAGTTTACTCCATCAAGTCATATAGGAAAACACAAAGAAGATCCTGCTGTATATGGTAATTGGGTGTGGATGCTTTATATGACAGACGAAATTGACGGTTCTTTATGTACAGAAGACATGACTATACTTCCTAAAAGAAACAGACTTGTAATCATGAATACAGGTTTTGATCATTGGGTTGAACCGTGTACAGGAAGTAGAATTAATATAAGTGGTTGGCCTTTTGCTAACGAGGAAGTAAGAGTCCGTTGGAAGACATCACGTCAATAATAGTATCCCAATCAACAGTCCAATGAGTAAAAAAACTAACCATTAATCTATTTTCACTACCGTTATTTTCAGCACTATGAAATACTCCTGTACGTAGCATAACAGGCTTAGTTGTTATTTCAAATGAATCTATTTCTACCATGTCATGATCTTTTCCCTTCCAAAAATCATATGGATGAATAAATTCAGGATTTTTTTGTCGCCACCATTTAGTAATATCTCCAATGGGTTTGAAGCAAGGAATATTTAAAGCACCTGGACAAATTATGTATCTTCCTGCATCACCATATTGTGCATGTGCATTTAGATCAATATGCTTTACAACTTTTTGTCCCGGAGGTTCATATAACATTCTTACTACAGGTGAAAACCAATCAGCTACTGGTTCAATAGGTGCCCATAATTCCGGAAACTCTTTCCGCATACAATCTGGTGCAACATCTTTCTTTGCATCATCTTTGCACAAGTCATAAATTTCTTTTACTCGTTCCTTATACGCATCACTTATTTCAATATTTAATTCGTAACAACACTTCATATTCTCTCCTCTACTAACGGCATAAGCCTACTTGTAATTTCATTCCATGTATACTTTGGATCAATAATTAATGATAAAATAAGTCTTCTTCCCTCATTTAATCTTCGTACTGAATGCCATCCATCTATACGTATCAAAGCACACTTGTTATCCATTATCATTGTGCTTTTTTTAGTAAATCCTTCAGGTACAAAATTTGGATCTTTATCAAATAATGATTTAGCATTACCTTTGTAAAAATGCCAGCCGTCATCTATATCTTTATCTGCGTTCCACCAAGTAGTTTCTGCATAGGTAGGATTTTCAATTGGTACTTGAATTGCTCCTATAACTTCTCCATCAAAGTTATATTGCCCATTATTGCGATCTTTATGCGGATGAATTTCTTCTATATCATTCATTACTCTAAACTTATATGTAACTATATCAATAGGAAGATTTCTAAATGGACTTAATAAATCTTCATTCTGTCCATACCTACCTTCTAATTCATAACATTTTTTTGCTAAGTCTATATATTGGGTAGTCACCGGAATATCTAATTTATACCAATCCATCCAAGTCATCCGTTCCATTTAAACTAAACATCAATGCAATTCGTGGTTTGTTACTCATGTTAACCACAGCATGTGGATATCCTATGTTTAGGAAATAAGCATTGCCATTTTCTAAATTATATGCTTCAAGTTTATCTTCGCGTTTGAATAAATTAATAACCTGTTTGTCGCCGTAGATAGGAACAATACATCTTACAGCATAACTTACGTCATAATCCACATGAAATGGAATATTTTTTCCTGGTGCTAATTTAGTTATTCTAATCCTACTTGCAGGTGATTTGAGTTGCGTAACTACTTGTTCAAAGTAGCTATTTTTATAATCTTCTGTAGGAACATTATATAAATGTTCTTCTTTACGTTTTAATCTTTCTTTTATGCTAGTCGTATAAGGTAATATCTCACTAGGGGTAGTTAAGTTTATTTGTTCAAAATTATCGTACACATGAGCAACTAACTCCATGTGATTGTCGCATAACATTGGATTAGCTGTTTTAACATCTACAAACTTTTCTGCAAGTGTATCTGTTGCTTGTTGTAGCTTTTTTAAGTCAATATCTAGTTTAAAATTGTGTATACTGGGTAAAGTTTTTTTATGCATAATTAAATCTTTCTAAGTCAACACCATAATAGTGTTCAATTACATTCTTAGCCTCCGGTGTAAGTATCTCTCTAGTATTTACTTGGAATTTGCTAACGTTTTTTCGTTCTTGAATAGTATTATCTTCTAATCTAATAATATTATCAACACAGACCTTTCCGTCTATAGATATATAATCTATCATAGGAATGCTAGGTTTGAATTCTCCTAAATGAAAGTCTGAAGTAGTAGTAGTATATTCTTGAAACTGTTCCTGCCAATTAGGCCAAGGTTTATTAAAATACATATAAAGATATTCCAAAAATCCTACATCTATACCAAATTCTTTAGAATATTTCCACCAACTTACTGCTCGTTCATACGGATTTCTTACAACTGTAAAACTTGGTAATTTAGGTAAGCTAGGGTCTGAAATAGGAGCATGTGGTTTTATGTTTACCTTTCCCATTGATACTGTAACACTTCGTCCAGCAGTTTTAGGTATGTGGATAAAAAGTTTTTCTTTATTCCACGCGGTCATTTAATAAACCTTTTAACTTCATTGCTTCTACGATACCTTGCCATGTATTATAGGGCCAAAATACAAAACACGCACTTGCTCTTGGATTTTCTTTATCTTCGCTTACTATATGATGATTGACTCCACTATTGAATAATGTAGCTTTATCCTGTAATTTAAATCTATCAACTTCTACAAGATTACTATAATCATGGCCCATAGACTCTTTCGTAATGTTAGGATTTATATCTCCGGGATACAAAACGCCTTTGGGAGAGAATCCCCAAGGCCATAGTTTTCTTAGGTCAGGATCAATATACCATATAGTTGTATCTTCTACAGGTTCACTGAGTAATATGTTTACGTTACCTGGATGTAGCACATCCATGGGTATATCTTCATGAAAGCCTTGCTCATTACTATCACAATGAGGGAGATAATATGACTTAGGATACATATTTAAAAACCTAACACCTTCAACAAAAGGATCACCAAGATCCTTTTTAAATTTAATTACAGCATCACAGCCTTGGTCTTTAATTGTTTTATCAGAAACATAAAAACACATGTCATCATATCCTGCACGTTTAAACGTAGGATTATTCAAATGCTTTAATTCTTCACGAACTTGTGAAATATCTAAATTAATCTCATATGCACACGAGAACATAATCATCCCTTATTTTTTCAGCCTTATATCTTTTATCTACATATTGATAAAATTCTTCTTGATGGGTATATGCACCCATCAATATATGACTACTGTTATTGCCATACTTACACCAATAGTTAAATTGTTTTACATTTTCTTCAAACAAGGGAGATACGTCAAATATAGCAAGATCAAAACCTAATTTCCAATCATATTTCAACGGACTTGTGTCTAAAAGTATAGACACATTATCTGTATCTTGGAATGTTTTTACAAGTAAGTTGAAATCAAAATAATCATGATACTCTTTAGGAAAATGTCTTACTACAGAACGTTTCCAGTCTTTATCTTTTAAATCAGGATCTATAGAACCTTCTGCACTACCTACACTATATTCTCCTCTAGGCGTATCAGGCATATGATTTAATTTGTGATCATGGTATGCCTGGATTGCAAAAAAATGGCTTTGTGGTAATAGTTTACATAGTTTGTAAGTAATACCGCCATAGTATGCACCAATTTCTACACATGTCTTTGGATTTAATCTCTGTGCAATTTCTTGGTGCACACTTATATTAGCACCATCATGCATTGAATACATCTTGTTTCCTTATTACTTTATCGCTATACTTACTTACGCTTTTTTCTATTAGGTTCCAATGCCTCCTGGCATTAACTTTTCCTAGTATAAAGCCTATTAATCTATCTTCAGTATCAGCTTCAACACCGTGTGCTTGATCTTGATTACGTATCAAAAAAGCATCTGTTTCGTCTGGTACAATACATCTATGTTTTTCTTGCCAGGTCATATCTTTTGTATAGTCATACTCCTTGCACATATACATTTTATTTTTACTTCCTGAAACAACAAAACGGTATCCTATAGGTTCGTGTTCCATATTATATTCTAGTGTTTCAGGCATTATAGCTAAATGATGTTCATGTGTTGGCTTAACAGCATTACCATCAATATGTGGAGGAATTTCATGCTTGGCTCTTGCTATACGGATATAGTAAAAGTCGTCACAAGGAATGTATGTTTCTATCCAATCTATAAGTTCAGGATAATTTTCTTTTGCTTTATCTGTCCATTGTTGTGGATTTCCTAATGGATTGTTATTTTTCTTTTCGCCTAATAATGTTTCCTCGTCCCACCAGATGTAAAAGTCTGGTGCATTAAACCTATTAAGGATCTTTTCTTTATTAGGTATAGGAGGTATAGCTAACGGTGTAAAAATTATGTCTTTCATTTTATATACGCAAAGGCGCTCCCTAATTCTCTATCTTCATTTTTTATTTCGAATTTAATTCCAAGTTCTTCCTGTACTTGTTTATTGTGTTTTTTCATATACAATAATTCTTTTCCTCTACCTAATTGTTTATGTAAAAAACTATAATCAAATCCTTCTAAAAGTAAGTTATCTTCTGGTTTGAATATCCTATACAATGCATTTCTTACTTCTTCAACACAACAACTCATAAACGGGGTATTATTTAAATTTTTAAAAAATTGTTTCATTGTATCTTTTGTTATTGTTTTATCTATTCCAAAATTATAAAAAGTATTAAAGTACCACCAGTTTAAATATATTTGTGTTATTTCTTCTAAGTCATAACTACTACACTCGTATATCATTTCAAACGTTTCTTTATTAGGCAGTGTAATTTTTTTAGTTTTTATTTTGTGCTGTTGTCTATATTCTTCTGTTGCCATAGGAGTATTAGGCAAAACATATAGAGGATATGCTCTAGCAAAGTCAATTCCTAACTCAGGATGTTTAAATAAAGTATCTGCCCAACTATCTGCCGTTTCACCTGGCAATCCTATTATAAGTTCAGAATTTACTTTGATATCTCGTAATTGATCCATAATTCTTAGTAACTTATCTGTAGAAATATTTTTTCTTTGAATGGTATCTAGTACATCAGGTGTAAGGGTTTGTAAACTTATTTTTACATTTCGTAATTTGTCATTAAAATTGTCCATTGTCAGATTCATTATTTCAGGCAAATAAGGAGATCCGTTTTTTGCAAATCCGGCAAAAGTAAGTAACATATCATCTCGTTTTTTATTATCAACAATATGATGTACAAAGTCTACATCTCTTGGAAATATACCATAATTGGCATCTAAGATTTCTAATCTTTTGACTTTATCAAAACTTAAAATATGTTCTATTGTTTCCTTAACTGCTGTATCTTTTAGCTTTGTAATTTTACTTCTACTTACTCCGCCCCAATCACAAAATGCACAATGATAAGGACAACCTCTATTTGTTTCAAAAGCAACAGCTATGTCATTTTCTTTTTCTAATATATTATCAAATATTCCATCTGTATATGGTGTAGGTATTGCATATTCGCTTTTACTTTCAGGGTCTAAAAGTTTTTCCCATTTCAACTCTCCAGGACCAGTCATGTAATGATCAACATAATTACGTTTAAATTCATTTAAATTTTCTTCTGGTACGTTTGGTCCACCGTATACTACAAAGCCTTTAGGATTATATTTTTTAAATAATTGTGCTATTTCATCATTAGCATTTTGATTCCAAACATAACAGGTAAGTCCTAGTATATCTGTCTGTTTTAATTTTTCATGTAGCTCAGGAGTGTCCCATTTATTTTTGTATATAGGTTCTAAAAATTTGTATTCTTTTTTAATTTTAGGATTTTTTTGACAGTGAGATATAAGGCACCCAACAGGGTATGGTACCCAATCGTGATAAACACTTGAGATAGTTCCTAATAACACGGTGCGAGACATAACCTTGCACTACCCTCTCTCTTAAACTTATCGTAAGCTGGATTGTCTGTCGTCGCCAACCATACACTATCACTTGGCGTAAATCCATATTCATTGCAAACTTCTATTTGTTTTTTATGTAAACTCTTGTGTATATAATCAATGTCAAAGTTTTTCATAATAGTTTCTGCTACATCATTTGCATAGTAATTATAATACTTAGCACTATGGGTCAATGCTTCTAATCGTGCGTCAGCTTCTCTTGTAAAAATCCAACCTGTTCTAATATTTCTTACACCAAACGGTTTACTTAAACTGTAAAAGACAAATTCGGTATTTTTTGGTATCTCTATATGTTTTATTTCAGTGCTACCTACATAAGCCAAATCAACTGCGGTTGGCACATCTGTTGGTATCTCTACGAAATTACCATTTATTGCACTTGGAACACTAACATAATGTATATGTCCTATTCCTGCTTTTGGTGTGATCCATTGGTAGTCGCCCTTGTTCAAAGTAACTGATCTTTGTTCTTTATCATACCACCAATCCAAACCTTGTGTTATTCCGTTCATAGGATATACATGGAAATTGGTTAAGTCTACCATCGGTTTGAGCCATTGTTTTATGCTAGTAGAGTACTTTAAAACACCGTCTAAATCGCATTTTAACGCCTGTACAGCGGTCTTAACTTCATCTAGCACGTTTGTTCTTACAGCTAGGCTTAAGGCTAAAATATCACTGCAAATTTTCGTGTCCACTAGCTACTCTCCAAAGTATTCGTTTACCCATTTGTTCAAAATACCATCGTTTATGAATTGTTACAACCTGCTCTGCTATGTTGAGATCAGTGTCTTTCCAGTCATGATGATACATATATTTTTCATTTAAAATATGGTCTTGTAAATATTTAATCAAATCTTGACCTTCGTTTTCGGGCATATCTAATACTTCAAAAATTTGGAAAAAGGGAAAGAATATTCCCTTGTGTTCTCCAAAATTTCTTATTAGTTTTACTTTATTTTCTCTATCTATATGGTCCTTAAACAAAGGTGTATCGCTATACCGGCCTGCCTTATAGCCACAGTATACATAAACATCTTCTAATTTAAGCTTCATATCAGCTGGTAAATCTTCATAAGCCCATGCATTATTAAGCCAACTTGTCCTGCTACCTTTAGTTCCTGTAAATGCATACAACCATATTAATTCTTTTCTACTAGGGTTGCTTGGTTGATTTGCATGCCAATCTAAGTCATGTTTGTGTGCAAACAGACTAGGCTTACCTGTTATGTCATCTCCACCTACTCTTAATATTCCTTCACCTGCCCAAACGTCTCCACTGCCGCCATGTTTACGTTTAGCGTCACTCTGATCTTGTTTTTGCACAGTTCCTACTACTTCTGAAATACGTAGTAGTTCTTTTTCGTTTAGATCTTGACTTCTAAAATTTAAAACTAGATACTTATAAATGTCTTTGAATATATCTCTAAGTTCATCTTCTGGCATTCCTTTTAATTGTACATCATATTCAGCACACCATCCATCACAAAGTAATTTCATTTTATATCTCCGTAAATATACTTAATCCCATTTTATATTCTATTCCTACTTGTGTAAAATCACTAGCACTATGTAATCTTAAAGTGTCAAATACAATACAGCTATTCTTTTTCCAAGTAAACATGTTTTCTATGCTTAAACCTTTAAGCCAATTAGCTTGTAAATGGGTTAATTCTTTTTTTCGTATTGACTCTTCTATTTCAATATCTGTTAAATCTTCAACCATACTGTATTCGTACAATGGTTGATTTTTATATACATTCTTTGTATCATTTTCACCGTTAAAAAACTTCTTTGCTCCGTGATAAAAATGTTGATTATATGTAACTGTTTTAACCTTTTCTTGATCTATATCTGTAGGAGAAGCAACTAAAGGAATTAGAAATGTTTTAAAACAATTAGGTTGCCCTTCGTGATCATCATTATGTAGTACATGTGGATATTTTGTTTTAAATATCTGAGCACTCCATACTTTGAAATGACCAAATTGCTTATGCAGGTCTGCCAGCAAATTATTAAGAAAATTTGCTTCTAAAACACCTTGCGAAGTTGGTATTTTACAAGTAATAGGACCCGTAGGCTTTTCTAATTTATTACTATCATTATAATAATCTATTATAGCATGTATAACACTTGTATCTACAAAATTATTTAATTGTAAACTTGCAGACTGTGTTTCTTTAATTTTTGATATCTGTGCATCTGTTCGCATTAATAGTGTCTCAAAACACTGATCAGTTTCATCACATTACTATACGTTTTCGGAACGTTTAATATTAAATGAATACTGTCATCTTCCCAACTGTGAGTCCTATGAGATTTACGTGTGTCTACATAGTAAGAACTATTTGCAACTATCTGCATTCTGTTATCACCAATGTACCATTCATATGCATTTGAATTTGTAAATTTTCCTATAAATGCAATTACTCTAAAACAATCTCTTGTAAGATTAGGATTATCTCTGTGAGGTGGAAAAAATCCTCCTTTATTAGATTTAATTAACATTGTCCTACCTAATCCATCCCAATAATCTAGGAGCTCGTGTAAACATGGTAGATCTTTGTATAGCTGTGTCTTATGTGTAAAGTCAGTTTCTTCTAACCAGTGTCCTGCCCTTTGTATTGCCTCCGGCCTGCTAAGACTGTCGGTAGGTTCATCACCTTCTAGCCCAACTAATAATAAACCTTCTCTATCATTCGCTACGCCTTCTCTTCTTAAATAAGGCACCCAAGTGTCTTTATATTGCTTAATTTCTTTATTAAAATCATGCTCATCTATTCTAAATTTTAACTGTTCAAAATTTCCAATAGCGGACAACTGCATTTCACACCATATATCTTGTTGTGTTGGTTCGTATTTTTCAGGATTTTGTTTCCACCATTCATAAAAGTTGCCTTGGCTTTTACGATTACTAGCAGAAATCAAATTTAAAGGTTTTCCGTTTTTATCAAATTTTTTAAGATCCATTTTATTATTCTCCACAGTAAAGTATTTAAACTAAATATTATACTATGCAATCAGATATGAAACGTCACAAACAAATTTTGAAAGCAAGTTTAGGTGCAGAACGATGCCAGCGTAATTGGGATTACACACCAATACCACAACAGGACATTGATACTATAATACAGGTCTGTACCAATATGCCAACAAAACAAAACATAGAGTCATATAAACTAATAGTAAGTATTAACCAAAAATTTAACAACAGCTTCTTTAAAATTGCTATAGATCCAAAGAAGGATTTTTTTGTTGAACATAGAAATTCACAAACCAATGCTCCCATGCTTATGATGTGGTCATTCAATTCTACAAGTGACGTAAGGAAGAAAATGGGTAAGACTAAAGGCATGAGAGAAAAAGATATAAAAAACATTTTTCAACAAACAATGCTAGAAATAGGTATAAGTGCAGGAGCGGCGGCACTTGGTGCTAATTACTTAGGCTATAAATCAGGATTCTGTAGGTGTTTTGATGATAAACAAGCTGAAAAATTATTAAAAGAATTTACCGGAAAAGATATTGCAAAACCACAATTAACTTTGGGTGTAGGACTACCCGGACCATATCATAGACAAGTTATTGATAAAGGAGTTGGCTTTCACCCGCGTATGATTGTAAAAGAAAATAATTCTGAAAACGCAAGATTTGGTAAATCATATTTTGACAAAGCACCTTCTTACGATAAAAGTATACCAGTGGAAATAATTAAATAGTTTCAGCAATCTTTTGTTTAGGTATTTTACTATCAGCACTACTAACACAACTATCTGTTATACACGGCATAGGCTTATCAAATAATTTAAAGCCTGTTTCGATATTTCCTAATGGGACATCTCTACAACTGTATGATCTTTTGATACTGCCGTCTGGTTCTCTAATTATTATTCCACTATATCCTGCATTACATGACCAACCTTTAAACTTGTTAAAATTAAAAGCATTAAATCTTTCAGCTTGATCCATGTACCATTTCTTACCGTCTTTATCTTCAAACTCGACCTGGAAGTGTGCAGGTACTGATTCTTTTGTATTAAACTGTTTCCAACTTTTCCATTGGGCTTTAGGTCTACCAGACCACTTACGTTTAACTTCTGTGTACCCTCTCTGTGGCATACCATTATGTAACAACTTCATTTGTTCTTCCGTGTATCCACTAACAACAAAACTTGCTGTAGGATCACTTTGTGGTTTTAATGTAACGTTAATTCCTTGTTCATGAAAGAACAATGCGTTTTCCCAACTCTTTTCAAATATTTCTGGTACCATAACCATGTTTATTGTGACTTGGACGTCTTGTTCTTGACAATGTATCAGCTTGTCTGCAAAGTCTTGCATTTTTTGTGGAGTGTTAACGTGTTCTGTGTGTAAACTTGCTGTAATACTAGCACGATGAAATGCTTTTGCTATTTCAGTGTACTCTTGAAACCATTTTAATTTACGACTACAATTACTTGTCATATGAATAGAAGTATAATTGGTATTATTAATATCATTAGCAAGATGCCGTAGAAGATCGTTGTAACCAGGGTGAAAAGTAGGCTCACCACCAGAAAAAGAAAAATGGAAACTATTAAAATTGTTGTCACGGGCCTGTCTCTTTATCTCATCGATCGTATCACAACAGAGCTGTGTGGGCCTGTGATCTTTTTTATCTGATCTGGCGTATGGCCAACAATAACTGCACCTATAGTTGCAAAAGCGACCAAGAAGCCAACTAACAGTAAACAAATCTCTGTATATAAGCGTCCTCTGTCCGACTTTAACAATTTCGTCAAACGGTATTTTAGAAAAATCATAACTACTCCATTTTAAATCTTCAGACATAATATATTATAACACCTTTTTGAAAAGATTGCAATCTTTAAATGTATCTTCCAAATCCCCAATACCTTTCTCTACAGAACCAGCAATGTTCACAATGACTGCTAAAATCATTTGTTATTTCTTCACAACTTCTTGTCAAAGGAAAAAGTGTATCCATCAATCCTAAATTATTATATAATTCTGCTACACCTTTTTTATCTATGTTTACTAGATGCCTCTTAGAGCCGTTACTGCCTCCAGGACCATTGGCAATCACAGAAAACTTTTTTCCGTTCCTATCGTCATAAGGACCTGTTTCGTTTTTCTTATATTTGTTTACAAATTTGTCCATTTCATCTTTTGGGGGATTAGAAGTTATACCGGAATAACTGGATATTATTTTTTCATTTTTATTAGCTATATTAAAAATATCAGTTTGGGCAGAATTATAATCTTCATTAGTTGCTATTTGATCTAGATTATTAATATAATGTTTTCCGAAAATATCACCAAATGTTTCTTTATAAAATTCAATAATCCTTTTAGCAAATAAACCTTGGTATGGTTTTCTTGGATGATTAGTTGTTATAGGAATAATCTTTATATCCGGTCTTTCAACTGCTACATAATTTGATAACATAAATCCTACTATGGCGCTATCTGCTCCTCCTGATATCTTTAAGGAAACTACTTTAACATTGTCTTCTTCATGTATGTTTACATCTTGTTGGCTGTTTTTGAATATCATAACTGTTCCTTTATAAAAACATCTCTTTTATTCTGTTTACAAACCTGTTCGCATCTTGGTATTCTATTGTTTGACTCCCAGCTATTTTTAATAGCATTCCAAACTTTTCCGTTTATTGCTTGTTCGACACTTACATTTTTTATGTTGATGTCGTCCATATATTTTTCTTCGTCTAGTATCTCTTCAAATCTATCTTTCTTATTACCGCTAACAGGATATTCAAGCATCTTACTATTTAGATGACAGCATGGTATTATATTTCCCATATGGTTTACAAAAATTCTTTTTTGATTTGCATACTTACAGCTAATACAATTCGATTCTTCTACCTCAACTTTTTTATGCTTTACTCCGCCTGTATCTTTTCTATGACTTATTATAGTTTTAAATTCTTTAAAGCCTTCGTCTTTGGCCATTTGCTTTGCAATTTCAAGCTGATGTTCATTATGTTCAAAAACAATAAACTGCCAGTTAGCTCTGCCACCTGCGGCAATAAATGCTCTAAAATTTTGCTGTACTTTTTTAAAACTTGATCCTTCTCTATATACTTCTGATAATTCATCACTGCCGTCAATACCCCATACAACTTTATGACTTGAAGGAAGTATACTTGCTAACTTCTCCCACCATTTTGTTGTACGCAAACTACCATTAGTAGCAATATTGATGTGTACATTCCAGTCTGAAAAATGTTCTACTATTTGATGGAACTGTGGATGGCTACATGGCTCATCAACACTACCGCAAAAATTAATTATCTTAATATTGGGAAACATTTCTTTTCGAAATTTTTCTTTAATAGTATCAAGATCAAGATAAGTCTTGTTTAATATTTTATCAGCGTGGTTAGATATTACACGAAAACAGCCTTTGCAACGAATGTTACAAAAACTTGTAAGTTCAATATCAATCCATTCTAGTGTATCAGTTGTCCACATTATACAAAGCACCAAGGTATAGTCTTAGGACTATTGGTTCCTCTTTTTTCATCAAGTTCTAATAAAAACTTTTGCATAGTTACATTTTGTTTAGCATCATATTTGTAATCTTTACAAAATTCTTTTATTTTTTTTAATTTAGTCATAGCATTTACTCTAGCTACTACACTAGGTTTAAGACTATTAATACTTAAATGTCTAGGACTCCATAGCTTATTAAGATCATAATAATGCGGATTAATAGGCTTCCAAGTTTCACCTATTTTTTCTATTGTTTTATCAATGTTAGGCAAATTCAATGCTTGTACAGTCATGTTCCAAATCATCCACGGTTGTAATTTTTGTAATTGACTTACATTTTTTAACATTTCTTCGTGTACTGTTGGAAATCTAATTAGTTCATTTACACTTCCCCAACCATCTATACTAATATTAAAGTTTAACCTTTGAAACTTCTTTAATATGTTTAATAATTTTTCCGAATTACTCATTGCATTAGTTTGTATTGTTAGTCTTGTGTTTTTTCTATTCCATTCGAATTGAGATAATCTATCTAAGAAATCATTAATAGACTTCATATAAAACGGTTCTCCTCCTGCTATGTATATTTCTTTCGCATTGTTTTTACACTTATCTACTATATAATCCCAATCTAATTGTTCTCGTATTCTTTGTTGTTCTAAATTAAGTGTTGTTCCGTTATAACTTTCATAAATGTCTAAATCTTCGTACCACTTAGAGCTATTATTAGGATTGCACATTATACATTTTAAATTACAAGTATGTCCTGGACGTATATCCCATCTTTGAATAGTGCCGTTATAACCTCTCTCCAAACTTCTCAAACGTTTACTAATTCCGCCAGTATTTTCTTTCATAACACATGTATCACATTCGTCCCGTTTCCAATTACTGGTTTCTGTAGGAATAAATCTTGTCCTAACTTCATTTAAAACAGGGTGATCAATTAAATCTTCTATCTTATCTGTGAATCCTAAACCATGACTGCCTGTGCGTTTCCATAAACAACAAGGTTTCATGTTGTATCCTTTTGCAGTTTTTTCAACATACAAGCTGTTAATTGATTCTAAACAGTCATGCTTGGTCATGTTTTTAAAACTCCTACGTCAACATGACTTTTAATTGTTTGGAAGTAACTTGCTTTTGAGGAACTTTTAGGTGCACATAATCCACAACTACATGTTTGTTTAGGGCATATAATTGTTGGAACACTATTTTCAGCAAACATCTTTTTTAAATTTTTTATTATTTTATCGCCTTCACTAATTTTTCCTATTGGACCTCTTGTTCCATCAAATCTCGCTTGGCACGTTTGATGATGAAACACTTGGTCAGTTTGTTGTTCCAAGTGTAAGAAAAACCAATTTACACTACAATGCCAACCCTTAAATGTAGTTTTATCTACAAAAGTGCTTTTTACTCCATCATTACCTTTACTGCTTAAACACATTTCTCTGTTCCCACAACAAGGTCTTCCAATTTCCATTCCTAATTTTTTCTTTTCTGTAGTCTTTTCACCAACTGCTTTTAAACTGTGGTTTGAATCTTTATTAAGTTTTTCTTTTTTATTCCGCCAGTAATCTTTAAACCATTGCAGTTGTGTTTCTGTGTATTTGTGAGCAAGTGATCCTGTATCCTCCCATTCACCTATTACCCTTGGTGTATACTCAACTCCTATTTCATCAAGCCAGTTACATAATTCTTTGCATTCTTCAAAATATTCTGCATGAAACATTGTGTTAATTTTAAACCAAAACTTATGCCGCATGTCTTTATCGTGATTTTCGGCCCACCAACTATCTCTGTAGTCTTTAAACTGTAAAATCCTGTCACGAATTTGTTGTTTTATTTTCTCATCTGCTTCTGCATGGTAACTTAAAGTCATAAAATCAAAGTTATTTTTTACAGCTTCTGCTTGTTTAGGACCCATTGCTCCGTTGGTTGTCAAGGACAGTTCAGCTTCCCATTTACCCTCGTAACGTTTATATTCTTCACGTAAAAATTCTGAAAATTGTATAAACTTAGGATTTACAGTAGGTTCTCCGCCTGTGAACGATATACCAACTTTTTTTAATTTTCTATGCGTTAAGTAAATGTCTACATACTCAAACAAAAATTTTGTGTTTGCTTTTAATTCGTCTAGTGTAGCATGAGGACTAAAGTTATCATGGCGGTGTGCAGGACAGTAGGAACAGTCATAGTTGCATCTACGTCCTAGGTCCCAAGTTACCTGAAGTTTATTTCCTGTTAATAAATCAATAGTGTCAAAGTTCATTAAAAATATCTTTCATATCAGGAAAAGTTTGTTCAAAGGTTAATTTTCTTTGTGTATCACAAAGCTGTAAAAACTCTTTCATTTCAGGAAGTCTTACACTCCAATCTTCTGACTCCATAAATTGCAACATACCTTCTAATCGTTTAATTCCGTATGCATCATTACGCCAATCTTCGTAAGTAACTTTGCCTTTATGCCAACTAGGTATTGCTAGTTCCCAATTTTCTTCTAACCATTTATAAAATTCTTGATATTTTTCTCGTGTTTTTTGTTTAAACCATTTAGGTAAAACCTTTACATTCAAATGTGGTGGATGATATACAAAATGATAGTTTATTAGTCCTGCACCAAACGGCCACATATTAATCTTATTGAACTTTTCTTCCATCTTCCATTTTATAAAGTCAGGAATGTAATGAATGTTTAAAGCCTGTACTGCACAAGCTACAGTAATTTCTACATTATTACTAGTTTCTTTATCTAAGATATGGAATACTTCTTTCGTACGTTCCCATGTGCTAGGGTAACGTATGTATTCATTCATTTCAAACACACTATCAACGCTATAATGGAACCGTACTAATTTAAAATGTTTCCACAACTCAAACAGATCATCACGCCACTCAACACCATTTGAATTATAACGCAATTCTAAATCTTTTGCGTAACCCATTTTTATTGCATGTTCAAGTATTTCATAGTGTTCTTCAATGATAAGACTTTCGCCTCCTGCAAAATAAATCTGTTGCATACTTGGCATTTGTTCATAGAATTGTTTCCAGAAAGTAGGATTTTGTTTATGCCAATTGTAGCTACTTCCGTTATAGCTACCTTTATCCTTCCACTGCATTGTTTCTTTTAGACTAGCGTTTTCAACAGCAGGAAAAATAGCTTTCCAATCTTTTATCCAACCGGAACTATCATGTGGCGAACACATTACACAGGCTAATTGGCATTTTGTTCCGAATCTCAAATCAATATACGCTAATTGTGGAGGAACTGATCCATCTTCTTTTGTATTTTTTAGAATTTCTTCCAAATCTACACGCTGGCCCCAATAATTAGTTTCCCACATACGTTTACTTTTATGTCCAGCCGCTTCTTCTTTGTAACACTTTAAACAGCTAGGAGGTTTTTCACCTGCCAGCATTTGTTTTCTTACATTTTTCATATAAGTGCTGTTCCATGCTGTTTCAAAATCACTTACATTTAGGTTGTTTGGTTTTCCGTCTTCTGTTTTAAGGATTCCTACTTGGCCGCCATGTTCTTTATCATTAGTTGCTCCAACAGAACTTGCATTAGCAGTACAGCATACACGCATACTGCCATCCGGTCTTGTGCTTAGATGTACCCAAGGTAGTAAGCAAAACGTTTCTGATGGTGGTTTTATCTCGCTCATACTGTACTTATCCTATTTTCTGGGTGGTTAATTTTGTGATCATCTGTGCTTATAGTACTTAAAACATTCTGTTTACAATGTAAAACACAGGTAGAAGATTCTTGTGTCTGTATGTATTCATATAAGTTAGAGAACCAATCAGTATCTAGTATTTGTTGAAAACTGTTTGTTCCATTTAGTTTATGACTTGCAACATCAGTTCTATATGTATCATATATTTTTCCAAGTTCTAATTGCGATCCCCACCAACAACAAGGAATCACCCAACCATGATACGTTACATATAATCCTGTATCATGTCCATGATACTCTGGTCTTGATAATGCTTTACATACAATCTGTTTTTTTGGAGTATGATTATATCCAAAATTAGTTTCAAATTTTCCTGTCTCAGCAGGTTTAACCTTGGTTTTATTATAGTCTCTTGAATGACCACCCCTCCACTTCATACCTGCAAACCCTTCCTTTATACTTCTTTGTTTAACTTCTTCTTCTTGATGTTCATTATGTTTAAAATAAATGAATTGCCAATAACCATAACCACCATTAGATAAAAACGCTCTGAAATTATCTTGTACCTTTTTCCATATAACATTTCTTCTATATAAATGGTTAGTATCTTCTAAACCATCAATACCCCAAACTATTCTTAACCTAGAATATGTACCTTTTGTTCTGTACTTTTTACACAAATTTGCTACTTCTGTCCAAAATTTTGTGCTCCTAGTGCCTCCATTAGTTGCAATATTAAGAACAAGTTGTTTAGAAAAATTATCGCTACCAAGCACCCAATCTATTATCTTAAGGATATCTGGATTCGTTGTAGGTTCATCATAATTTCCACAAAAGTCTATTAGTCGTAGACCTGTCCATTCGTCTTTGCCTAGCCAACTTTTGAATTGTTTAAATGTTACGTAACTATTGTTTAGTTCATACAAATAAGGTATGTCAGGTTTTTTATAATTTTCTGCATACAATTTTTCTCTTGCACATTCAGGACACCTTGCCTGACAATAATTTGTTAACTCAATTTGAAGTTTTTTTATTTGATTTGCTTTTGCTGGCCAACTCATACCACATATTCTCTTTTGTTATGATATGCTTGATTATATGCACAAGTTCTAATGCATCGTGTTAAATGCATATCGTGTTCAGGATTCCAACTTTGTGCTAAAACATCTAAATACCAAGGGTGTTGTATCACATCTTCAACTGACTGTTTTTTTAAACTATTCCAACCATTTAAATATTTACTTAGTTTACTGTTTATATTGTCCTTGTTTTTAAAAGCACTGTCATATAAGAAACAACAAGGCCACATTGTTAAATCCGCACCTATAAATATTTCACCTTCATGATAAAATTTACATTTAATAGTTTGTAATATATCTCTATCAATTTTATTTTCTTTTATCATGTTATCTAATTGCATTATCTTTGCTTTTTGCTTGTGTTCTTTAGATCCTGTTGTTGTAATTACTTTTTTTATTTTGTTATTTTTCTTTCCTATTTGTGCTATCCAGTCATGATAGCTGTTACGCATACCAGTTCTTTTGTTAAATCTTAAACCAAACTTTTTTGCTTCTTGTATAGCTGTATCAAGTTCGTGTTCATTGTGATCAAAAACAATATAAGTCCAAGAAGAACCAATTGACTTTTCTTTGGCCGCAGAAGTAAATGCTTCAAGGTTACGCATTATAACTTTCCATTTTGTGTTTACTCTATAAATATGGTTTGTATGCTCATGACCGTCTATACAAAAGTCAAAGCATAGGACCTTTGTTTCATTGGCATAAGCTAACTCTCCTAGTCTGGTCCATGCGTCTGTTGTACCTAATCCTGTATTTGTGCTTACACTAACACGCATGGGATTATTTGATAATAAATATTCTACCATTTGTACAAACTCAGGATGTATCAAAGGATCACCTAATACTCCACAAAACTTAAAATGTTTATTTTCAATATGTCTCTTTGTAGGAAACAGCCTACATAGATCTGCTAAAGAAAAACTTTGTACTTGTAAAATGTCTAAGTTCTGCGTCCTAGCACATCCTGGACAAGCGGCGTTACAGTCGCTTGTAATTTCTAATTCTATCTTTTTAATATTATCTATATTCACGTAAATTGTTCCCTAAAAGGATCAAATTCTGCACCACACTTCATTGCACAAACTTTTAATTTTCCTAACCCACAACTTTCTAAATTCCAACTCCTAGCAATAGTATCAAATATACCTGTGTTAAAAACTTTATCTAATCCCTGTTTTGCATCAATGGCTTCTTTGCCTCCTGCAAGATCTATATGATCCCATATTTGTTCTACGTAAGGATCCTTGTGCCACCATTTATACATTCTGCCGGCTGTCCAACAACAGGGCAATGCAAGTCCTTCAGCAGTAATATATAGACTATTGTCTTTTGTTACTTTACAAACAATAGGTGCGGCATCATAATACGCATCCATACTGCCGTATTTTTTAATAATTACATTTTGTTTCTTTACAGCATTATTTTGATACTTTTTATCCGGCTTCTTTAATGTAGCTGTTTCTATGCCTTTTTTACTTACAGCTTGATGTGAATCTTTTTTATTACTATCTTGTGTCAAAAATCTACCAGTTTTTTTAGCTATAAATTTTTCAAAACCTTTCTTTTCAGATAACGCTCTAGCTTCATCAACTTGGTGTTGGTTATGTTCGAATATCAAAAAGTCCCAGCGAGCCCTTCCTCCTGCTTTGATAAAGGCATCCATGCTACTTTCTACCTTGTCCCAAACAACGCCTTGGCGGTATATGTGATTTGTAGATCGTAAGCCATCAACGCTAAAAATAACAGCACCGCGACTAGCAAATACGTCTGCCAATTCCATCCACCATGATTCATTTCTTGCTCCAGCGTTGGTATTCATGCTCAACCATATGTCAGGATTACACTTCCGAAAATATTTGAATATTTCTAAAGTATCCTTAGCTACTATAGGATCTCCAAGGTTACCACACATATACATCGTATTTAATTGTCTTATAAACTTAGGAGAAAATATTTTCTCACAATCCTTTAGAGTAAGTTCATCTAAATTTATATGCGGATTGATACCTTGTCCATTCATATTACGATCACACATAGGACATGCGGCTTGGCAGTTTTGTGTAACCTCTAAGTGTATTGTTCTAATATCTTCGTATCTATACATTAGGAACTAAAAGCCTCTGCATTTGTAATGCTATTTTTAATTGTGTTTGGTAATAACAATCCATTCCATGATAACCGTTAGTTCTTGACCATCCATCTGCATCTATATACTTGAATTGATATCCGCTCTTATGTTTGAGTATGCATATATTAGCTAACTTGGCATCATTGTTTATAAAAAACTGGTGATCTGGTAAATCTACACTTAATTCTAATGCTGATGTCCACACGCCGTATATACACTTATGAAGTCTTACAAAGTCTAACTTAGTAAACTTTTTTTCAGGAGGAAATGCCCTATGTGGTTTTGTAAAGTCATCAAAGTTGTCAATTACGTGTTCTAAATATTCCATCGTGTAGGTACGTTTATCTATCATATCAAATATTTTTACAACATTAGGAGTTTTTTCTTGTAGTTTCTGATAAAGGTCAAACCATTGTCGTTCAATATCTCTTCTTTTGAGTGTTTTAATCAGAATATTTTTATCAAGATCATGCACTATTTTAGATACGTATGTATCATGTATCACTTTTTGCATTTACTTTACTCCTATTCTCATATATCTTGTATACTTTTCTAATTTTAATTCACCTTCATATAGTATTTTCGATAATGGTGTTTGGCACGCAAAATCATCCAAGTCGTTAACACAATTTACGTGTTCGTTGAGTTCGAAAAAATTATTATTTTGCAGAACTACTAGTTTGCCTTTAGGTATTTTTGCATACCATTCTGTAAAGTTGTCAATGTGTTCACAGCTAGTGTTTATAATTGTATCTGGTGAATCAGTCATTGAACATTCTGTACTATCATTCCTAGTCACAGTATAGGTATGTGAATCAAAGTTTATATCATGTATATCTTGTGTGACTGGTTTAAATTTCCAATCCTCTATTACCCAGGGTTTATTGAAAATTTCAGCAATCTTTTTACAAGAATTATCAATATCAAAACTTCTTATCTTGTCAATGTTTATTTTACTTTCAAAAAGCATTGTAGCTAAAGTTCCATACCACCCTGCACAGATAAACACAGTTCCTAAATCAAGTTTTGTATTTTGTAATTCCTTTAAAAGCCATAATTTACTTTTAATTTGTCCTTGGCTTAAACAATCTTCATCAATGTCTAGTTTATTGATTTCAAATGATTTTAATGATTGTATAAGTCTTGTTTGTAGCATTGAATCTAATATCTTCCATAGACTCCATTTATTATCTTCTAATATTATTTTACGTAAATCTTCTTTATTATTATCTGTAATTAACCTGAATACACTATGTAGGTCCTTATCTATAAAAGCTCTACGCAAGTCAGCTAATTTACTGTTCAAAGGATACAGTAATTCAAATCTATCCAATAGTTTATGTGTTTCCATTAAACTGTTCCTTTAACCATTCAAAATTATTTATTAACCCCAGATCAGACCCGCTAGAAAGGCCAAACTCCATACCAGCGGTAGCACCTGCCAAAGCATATTCGCCATACTGTCTATCTTGTCCCACGGTTGTCCAAGTTTTAAGTCTTTCATCTGTTTCTCCTTGTTTTTGCCTATCTATAGTTTTACTTGATAATTTTGCACATTCTCGAAAAGCACTTTTCCAAGTATTAAACGGGTCTGTGTTAAATGCAGTAATATTTGATATCTTATTAAGCACTTTAAAATTTTTTGATATACTAGTTGTCATATCGTTTGTAGTTGTATCCATATTTCTTACTAGCCAGGTTGGGAGTAGTTTAACACCGCCATATCCGTATACTAAATCATTTATAGGATTCATACATCTATAAACATGTACCATATCTTTATCTTTGGTTACATAATCGAAATCAAAATCATCAACAATAACAGCATCTCCGTCTACAACAAAAAAATAACTAGTACTGGCTAGTTTTGCTCCTTCTACATGAGCATTATGTATACCTTTAACATTTTTTACACGCTTTACTCTTTCTCCATACAAACCTATACTGTTAAACCTATCGTTAAGATTTGTAAAATTTTCTTCTGCATTTGGTTCATGGTAACTTATAAAAATTATATCATACATTATCTGCAAGCCTCTTACATTCTAAGCATTCATCGTAAAATTTTTTCATTTGCGGAAAAGTTTTTAAAAAGTCAGTACCGCGCCTTTTATCATACTGTTCGATCCACTGATAAAACATACGTCTTCCTTCAATAGCTTCTCTTTCAAACTCCTCTGGTTTACTGTTTCTAACGTCTAAATCTTTTACTATCCTATCCATCTTTTGTACTTCTCTTTCAGAGAATCTATTTTTTTGCATAAACGGTACACAAGGATATAGGTATTTTTTTACTAAATCATGTGTGGCAATCTTAGCATCTAAAAATCCTGGACTTCTTACATATGGCGTATCTATTATTACTCTCTGGTGATTGCTTTTTCTAAACCAATATATATCTTTAAGACCTGATACATACTTTATAAAATCAAAGAAACTTGGAATACTTAAAACATTGAATGCACTCATAAAACTACACATACCATTTGTTGTTTTTAAAAAATATTCAACGTTTTTTGTAAAGACTTCCCAGTTCATTCCAAACCTATTGTATTCTTGTTGAGCACCCATACCCTCTGCACTTACAAAAAGAATAAACTGCTTAATACATTTTTTATCTTCTAACACTTTAACTTTGTCAACAAATTCTTTCCAGTTGTTACCAGGAGGACATGCATTGCTATTGATAGATAATTCTAAATTAGGTTGTGGATTGTCCATTAGATAATCCATCACCTTTGTAGTATGTTTACTCATTAATGGCTCTCCGCCTGTAATCCTAAATGTATGCATGTGTTTAACTGCTTCTGGAAACCATTTCCAGAAAGCTTCGATGTACGGATTATGTTCACGATTAGGAATTTGTTTTTGATACTCATCTGGTTGATTATATCTCCAATTTATTCCACCAAAAAAATAAGGACCGTGTTCATTAATTTCGTCAGTCCATTTACTACTAAAAGCAGGCCCACAATATCCACATTTGAAATTACACACATTACTAAAACTTACTTCAACGTATGTAGGATAAAAGTCTTCATTTCCTGTAAGATTTTGAATCGTGTCTACATGTGGCCAACTAAACGGATCTCTACTTTTCCATGTCCTATCACTATACATACCAGTATTATCTTCGATACGCCAACAGTAATCACATTCAGCTGGACGTTCTCCGTTTAACATTTGTTTTCTTATATTCTTCTTGAACCCTGTGTTATGTAACACACTTGGATTTGATGCAAGGTCATTTAAATCTATAGGATGAGCTTTTACGTGGTGACAACTTTGTGTTAGTCCTGATCCAAGATGCATGGTCACCTGCGTCCATTTCGCAAGACAAAATCCACAACCTGCCGAATTAAGTTTTTCTAAAACTTTTTCAGGTTCTTCCCATTTAAATTGTTCTACCATATTATTCTACATCTATTACAAATTGCTCGCCGCTGTTTCTTGAAGGATTTTGATAAACTGTTTTAAAAAATTGGCTTTGCTCTTCGTTCAGAGGCTGTACAGCAATTGGTATTCCTAGCTGATTAATTAAGTTTGTTCCATGATTAAATATTTCGTTATGTAAAACATCATCTGGCATTTGATCTCTGTCTGCCCACATTTCATTTAAATGTACAAAGTCTCTAACATTTACATAATCCCAATCTGTTAACATTGTCATAGCAAGACCTTCTCTGGCTCCAGCAATAGCCCAATAACCGTTTTTTACATCTGCTCCTACCATTAACCAGATCCAAAGCCTATGTAAATTTTTCCAATGACCTTTTAAAAACTGTTCATGTGATGGTTTTACTCCTCTATCCAGTGCCATCTTGACACCTTCTCTAAAACCTGCTCTCCAGGCTTGATGTGGAGTTTCGTTGTTATGAACATCTGAGTAACAGCTATTTTGTTGTATATACTGTACGTCCCAACAAAAATCAACCTGTGCATGAGGATTATCTGGATCAGCATTCTCGTGCGTTTTCATATTTAGAACAAATTCTTTTGGCCAACATTTTAATCCGCCGTTGCCGTATAGCAAACCGTTTATGCTATTCTTTCCGCACCAACTAATTACACTATTTTTTAAATCTGTATGTTCGTCAAAGTCTAATGCTTGATTTAGAAAATCTTGTCGGATAGTATTGTCCCCGTCAACAGTTACAAATCTGTCTGTTGTGCTTAACTCTGCACAGGCCTTATGAGCCGCATCTGAACCTTTTACTCCGTGTACTCTTTTTGCCCAAGGAACCTTGCTTAATAAGTCTGCATAATTTTTTTCTGCATTGGGTTCATCGTAACTTAGGTAAATTATATCAAGCTCTGCTATGTTTACTTTCATTTAACTTCTCCGTACATACATTTTGCCATATCACTATTAGAATAAACGTCATATTGCTTTGGTATTTTTATAGACTGTTTACTATTTTTGTTTATTTCAAAAGTAACCATATCATATAAAATATGTGGATCATCTTTTTTAGTAAAACTAAATGTAATATTTTTATGTTCCACGTTAGTTTTCTGCATTATATCTAATAATTCTTCGCTTGTATCAATATAACATGATTTCTTGTTTTTATCAATGTTTAAAAGTACATCAAAATCCATTTCTTCATTTTGATACTTTTCTATTTTTTGGTATGTAATATCTTCTTCAATAACTACAAGTTTCTTTAATTTAAACATTCTTTCTTTTTTGTTATAGACAACTTTATAGTCTGTCATCTTATCTTTGAATGTTTTAATAGGTTCAATCTGTTCATCAGAAACTTCTATGTATTGGTAGCCTTCTTGAATTGTTGGCCCAATACAGAAAACTTCTCCTGTTTTTTGATCAAAAGATACATATTGTGGTGTATGAACTTTTTCGTGTTTCATAGTACTGCCTTTTCATACTTTGCTATTACATCATTACAGAACTTGTTTTCTGTGTAATGAAATATTCCATGTTGTAAATAGTTTCCTATTTTTAATTTTAAATCATCAGTAAAGTAATAAGGTAAACTATCAGACCAATTAGACGATATGTTTTCAATATCTTGTACTTTACTTTTCATATGCACAAAATTTAAACACTCGCATGTATTAGTATTTGTATCTGTTATTAAACAAGCAAGGGCATGATTTATATCCATACTAGATAGTTCTGGTCTTGATTTTACAATATATTTCTTATAATAACTTTCAAAATCTTTACAAATGTTTTCTAATGTTTTATAATATTTTAAACATGTATCGTTCTGTTTAAAATAATGAAACGCACAGTACACACTAGGTAAATTATTTTCTGAAAACGCTTTTCTATAAAAATCACTTGTAACCTTTTGATTTCTATAAGAAAATACATTATTTGTAAAACATATATCTTGTTTGCTCAAGTATTTCCACCAATGACTAACCTCGCTTAAAAATATCATATCAGTATCTAACAGAACAGTTTCTTCGTACGGTGTAATATGAAATGCTTTCCATCGTTGTTCTGCAATATAAGAAGTTGCCGCAAAATTCATATCTACCCAAGGTATTTCTATAATTTCATCAAACAACGATGCATATTTTCTTGGAACAAAGTCATTGGTTGCTAAAGAAACGTTTTTTATTTTTTGTGTGGCTTTGATGCTCATTGCACATAAACAAGCCTGCTTTACATATTCTTTACCACTTGCTATTAATAGATAACCTTTCTTCATATTAATTTTTCCAAACTGAATTTATTCATAACATGCACATTTGACTTATTAGTAGAGGCTAATGTATATTCGCCTGATCTATTTTGTTTTTCTACTAGGAATGTTAATTTATCTTTATCAATTTTGTAAATTTTATCTCTATCTAACGTATAAAACATCTTACCGGGTAATATTTTTGCCCAGTCACTATCTTCAAATCCGTTCATCATATGTATTGCAATACTAAACACATGATCGTTTCTGAAATTTTTACTTCCTAAATTATATATTTTAGAATAATGAATCCAATTTTTCTCTAAATGTTTCATTAATTCAAAAAATATTTTTGTATTTTCTGTTTTTTTGAAACAAAAACATGTTGCCCAATAAAAAGGTATACCTATTTTATTAATGTAATTAAACTCATTGTATTCTCTCCAACCGCAAACATCTACTCCTTTTTTATAAATTTGAAAATCGGTATTCGATGTAAATGCTTGTTTAAGATCATCGTTACAGAGTATGTAATCTGTATCCATTACAAGAGTTTTACTGTAAGGTGATATATCATAACTATCTATTCTACTATAATTTTTAAACAAAAGGTATTGGTGGTCCAAAGTTCCGTCGTAATAACGTTTTGTATTTTCATAAGAATCTGGAATCTCAATTATCTTATCAAAAAGATCCATATCCTTTTCATAAGAATACGTTAGCTTTCTTTTACTGCTGGTTGCTAGAGATACAGGAACACCAAGATATTCTTTTACTCTCTTAGCCAAAAAAATTGCTTGTTTTAAGTAATCAACCTTGCCATTATTATTTGCAAACAATAAAACCCCATTAGACATTAACTAAACTTTCCACACTTCTCTTGTCTATCATTTTTTTATATTTGTCATAGTATACTCGAGATGCTTCGCTATATGTTGATGTAATATCATGTAGAAATTTTTGCAAGTCTTCAATTACAACAGGTATATTGTTGTCATCTATCAGTACTACTTTGGTTTCAACCTTTTCATTTAGATGATTAGCAAAACAAATTAGCTCTTTATCTACAGTAAACTTGCCGCCATTTTGATACACTACCAAATCTTCTAAATATTCTTCATGGATAATGCGTTTTTGGTTATTAAACGTAACCATATAGTTAGAGAAATCAAGGGCTTTGTCTAAAGATTTATCCATAGTTATACTCCTAGTTTATTGTATAACTATTTAACCTTATAATGTAGAGCTATTTGCGAAAGCTGGTGCTGTGATATCAACAGAGTTTGAGTTGTTAGGTCTGTTCATTTGCACCGTACTAGTTGTTGTGGCTGTTACTGCTTCATCGTAATTTGGATTAGGACCTTTATCTTCGTTAAATGTAATTCTAAATGTTAAAACATTTCCGTTTTTCTGTCCTTCAATTAAGTAATCGTTTGCCGAGTAAGCTGAAGCAGTTTTGTTAAAAACTGTGGTATAAGAAGTTGGCAAATTTGCATAACCATATGATGTTCCAGTTGATCCATTTGATGTTGTTGATCTACCAAAAGATACAGTACCTACTGAAGTCATTAAGTTACGCCAATCGTTGTTAATTGCTGAACTTCCTGATCCAATTGTACCGCTGAATAATATTGTTCCGCCTGCATTAAAAAATACACGCATATGATCTGCCGCAGTAATAGTTGATGTACTGCCGTCACCGTTTGTAACTGAGTAACCTCCAAAAGTTACAGTCATAATATGAGTAATATCACTTGACCAACTAGCTGTTCTCGAGCTTGAAATGCCTGCTTGTAAACCAAGCTGTCCTGCATCAACATTTAATCTTGCTGTTTGGCAAGTTGTGCTTAAAGTTTCGTATTGTGCATACCCTTTTTTACTCGTAGAGTTACTATCTTCAATTGTGTCACCTACTACCGGAGCAACAATTTCCGAAGGACTTGATCCAGTTTGATGTACACGACATTTTATCATGTCGGTATTAAGATTCGCCATATGTGTTGCTGTAATCGTTGCACCTGCGGCTACTGTTGCACTTGTAACTGCTTGTCCATACCCTTCGTCGCCTGCGCCTAAACCTAAAACTGCGGCAATTCTCGCTCTAATAATATTATAACGAGCCGCTGTTATTGTATCTCCTACTGCCATAGTACTTCCTTATCTTATAACTTCAAAATACATTCAACCAAAGTTTCTTCGTGTCTATCGTTTGTTTCCAATGCAATACCTATCATATCGCCTAATACTGTAACTGCACTTGCTGTTCCGTTTTGAGCAATATAAACCTTATCCCCTTTATTTACCGGACCAGTAATCCTTACAGGCACTCTTCCGACTAGTGCTATTGCTTGACCGTCTGCATCTGAATTCATTAAATAAGCAGGTTTTGTACTAATAACACCAATGCAAGTATCGTCGCCTTCACATGCTGTAGATTCTGCATCTCCGCCTATAGTCATTAATGTTCCTACTGGATAATGTTGATCAGTGGAGTATTTTTCTGCCAAGTCAGCATATTTTGCCGATGTTGATATTCCATTAAATGTATTCGCGGCTAAATTTCCGCTTGAATCTCTTACAGCAACAGTGTTATTTGTTGCATTTACATCACCTGTTCTAAAATTAGAGCCAACTTGTAAATTTGTTGCATTAGTTGCCAATCCTATAAAGGAATTGGCGTAAATATTTCTAAATTTAAAGTTTGTATCACCTATATCATAAGTTGCTGTTGTCGTAGGTATTAAACCTGTTGCCGAAATATGCATTGGTTCTGTTGATACACCTGCACCTGATTTTACTTTGAACCTTATTTTTTGTCCTGTAGTATTTTCTATGACAGCTTCGTTACCTGAACCTGCACTATCAATGAAAAAAGCTAAATCGTTTGCCGCTCCTACTGTATATCCCGGATCTCCAAATCTTACTACACTAGAAAAGTTTGCATTTCCTGAAAGTGCATAACTAGATGCTGGTTGGCCATTTAACTTGTCTGCGTTTGTAGCCGTTCCGTAAAATCTATGGGCACTACTCGTTGCACCATTTGTACTAGATGTGGTATTTCTTAATGTTATACCTTGTCGTACAACATCAAATCCTGTGATAACATTACTTGCATCTGTGCTGTCAATGGTAAATTCTGAATTACTTACTATAAAGACCGTATTATCTTCAATAGTACCTCTTATTACAGTTCTGTTTACTTGATTGCTATCTTTTACTTGAGCTGTAACCATTGCTGTTACAGTTGCACCAATGCTTTGTGGACCAATTAGGGTAAAAGCGCCTGCGGCATTTTGTGCGTAAAGTTGGTTGTTTGTTGAATCCCACCAAAAATCTCCAGTTGTTAAACCAACCGGTTGTGTTGTGGATACTTCTGCTCCACCTGTTGTTCTAAATTTAGTTCCATCGTAAAATTTAAGTTTTTTTACTGAACTATCAAACCAAATCTGCCCTGATAAAGGAGAAGCAGGTTGGTTTGCACTTGAAAAATTCTCCAGCAAATGAACAAAGTTCTCGTTTTGGATTTCACCATAACCAGCATAGTTTTTACCAACTAATTTTAGTGTGGTAGTTTGGTCAATAGTTCCATCTTCTACGGAAGCTAACTGTGTGCCATTTGTTAAATTTATTATGTACGCCATGTATTAACCCCTAATCGTATGTTATATGTATTTATACTAAGTTGCCCGGAGTTAGGTCTTGCACATAACCCCATGATCCGTTGTTAACTCTAAATAATTTCAAGGTCCTTGTTACAGATGAAGTAATAGAACCAGTAACATCATTAAATGTTGCGTCTCCAATCACCGATGCAGACCCATCATCGGCACCATTACCGTCTAATTTTTGCACTGTTGTTAAACTTTTATTGAAACTATTATTCAAATTTGAAGCAGATAGTGTAGCAGTTGCTCCTACAGTAGAAGTACAATGCACTCTAGCTTCTGTACCGTCTCTTTTAGTAGTTGACGGTGAAATATCGTTGATTATTGTTGCAATATTTGTGTTTAAATTACTACCCGTGCCTAAACCTGTAATATCTAATGTCAGTGGAATAACCTCTAAATCTATACTACTATCCACGTATGCTTTAGTTGCCACATCCTGATCTGATACAGGATCACTTACATTCCTAATTTTCCTTGCTTGTACCATGCTTAAATCACCTGCAAGATTCATTAGCAATCCATTACCTGCACTTGGTGTTCCAGTAGTCATTGTTATACCAGCAAAGCTCATATTTCCTATATTAGCACTTGTCAAGTTACCAATTGCAGTTATACCAGGAGCAGTTGTACCATCAATTAGGTCAACACCATCGGATTGGAGTTTTGCTCCGCCTGTCATATTGATGTTTACATTTGATGTCCAAGAATTGGTTGCATTTTTCCATAACCATTCTTTGTTTCCACCTGATGATTCTACCGTTATTCCTGATTCATCTACGCCAGCATTGTCTAATAATGTACTATCATCGCCTCTAGCTAACTGTATTTGCTTATCTCTTACTCTTAAAGTTTCTACATCTAAAGTAGTTTGTGTACCTGCTACAGTAAAATTACCACTTACTTTCATGTCACCTGTAACGTCTAACGTTGCACTAGGTGATGAATTGTAAATTCCTATTCTACTATTTGTTGAATCTATAGTTACAGCATCTTTTTTACCTAAACTAGTTGTCATTCTAATAATATAGTTTTCACCAGATACATTGTTTTCAGAAACAACACCTAAGTTTGTAACTTTTATTTGATTATTGTCTGTTAATCCTATAGTTAGTCCGTTATTGTTTCTTACTGATAATGCACCACTTGTAGAGTCATCTGAATCACTTGCTAAAAACTGTCCTGCTGTTCTAACAACACCTGAAGAATCAACTAATGATTCTGTTCTTGTTGCTGTTCCGGCAAAAACAAAATCTGCATCTACAACGTTGAATCCTTTTACAACATTTCCTGTAAAGTTAGGAATCGTATCTATATTTTGTGGTGTAAATGCAATCTTACTCCATAATCCAACAAGCGACCCGCCTATCCAATATTTTACAATATTACGACTTGTGCCTGTATTATCAAGAACTGTTACAGTTTCAGGTCCTGATTTTCCTTGAAATGCATTGTAAATAGGTCCTGCAAGTGTAAGATCTGTACCATCAAAGAAATACATTTGATTTTGATTATTATTAATCCACAAATCTCCTGCTACCATGTCTGGTTGTGATGCACTTACAATAGGTCCGCCACCAGTAGTCCAAGATGTACCTGTGTATACTTGTAACCTTTGGTTAGATGTATCCCACCATATTTGTCCTGCTAAAGGTTGAGATGGTGCTGAGCTATTTGCAAAGTTCTCTAACATCTTAACAAAGTTTTCGTTAATTGCTTCACCAAAACCAGAATAGTTTTTTCCTATTAAAGTAATGTCAGTTGAATTAATATCTATTTGACCGTCTGCTAAGTTGACTAATAATGCGCCACTTGTTTTGTTAATTTGATATGCCATTAGCCCCCAACTCCTGAATAAATTATATATTTGACTGTTAAGAACGGATTCATAACATTGTACGGAGTACCTAACTCTGTAATATCAAATGTTTCATAAGTTTCTAAACCTGTTTGTTGATTATATTGAATGTTTCTTCTATTTAATACACCACCGGAAGAAGTTCTGGCTTGTCCTGCTCCAGTTCCTGTCGGTGCATCATAAGGAATAGTATCAGCATCCTGTGGCGTACCGCTATCATCTAAAATTACATAAAACTGAGCACCTTTAGGTGATCTTAAATCATGTTCGTGTTCAGGTAAGTTTCTAACATCAATTGCACGACTTTCTACACCTGAACCAAGTCCAACTGTATCAGCATTTACGTCTGTAACTCTGTTTATACTTGTACCGCCCATGTTATCAGCACCAAGTGGAAATCTACCTCTAAGATCTGGTAAACCAAATTGTCCTGATGTCACCTGACTCTGATCCTTGAATTGGTATAGTATGGTATTATATAATGTTAAATAATCTGAAATTTTTACTTCTCGTCCATCACACTCTAACCAACCTCCCGGCACACTACTACCACCGTATGGCATAATACTTCCAATAGGTATCACTGGAACAGAGCTTGTCAATGCTTGTTGACTAATCTTAAACACCCCTGTTTCATCACCTGAAATCCTGTTAATTATAATTTCATCATCTGTATTTGGTGTAGTTACTAATGCCTTGTTTGCAATAAACGTATTACTAATCGCTGTCGTAAATGTCTTTGTAGTTCCGCCTATCTGGCCGTCAAATGTAATTTGATTAGAACTTACATCACCTGATAATTCAAAAGTACTTGCACTAGTTAACTTATTAGCATTTGCGGCACCACCTGTAACAGTACCAGTAATGTTTCCTATAAGATTTCCTCTAAATTCAACTGCATGTACTTGTGACCATCTGTTTGTAGATGATCCTAGCGTATGTGTTTGAGTTGCACTAGGCAATATTGTTCCTGTTGTGCTAGTTCCGGCAACATTTAAGTCAGTTCCTACGTATAACTTCTTGGCTATGCCAACTCCACCTGAAATTTTTACTGCTCCTGTTCCTATACTAGAACTATCAGTTGTACCTTGAACTATTAAATTTGTACTTGCTTGGATTGATCCTGCTACATCTAATGCTTCTGCTGGACTTAGAGTGTTTATTCCAACTTTTTCTGTAGAGTCAATCCTAATAACGTTTTTCTGTGTGCCTAAATTGTTTACTTTAAAATCAATAGGTGCACCTGAAGTTAAATTTGTTACAACTCCTGATGTACCTTGCACATCAAAAGTAACAATAGCATCTTGTCCTACTTGTATTCCTTTATTATTACTAACAATAATTTGGTTGTCTGAGGTACTAGTTACATCACTTCTTAAAAACTTAGATGCAGGCACACTAACATTACTTACTACTAAGTTTTCTGCTTTTTCACTTGTGCCATAAAATTTTCCTATACCGGCTCCGCCGATATCAATTGTAGAAAGATTTAATCCTGGTTGTATAGTTTCAAATCCGTTAATGGTTGTTTTAGGTGCAAATGATTTAGTGCTATATATTGCTATAGGACTTCCTGCAACCTCTGTCTGTAAAATTGTATAGTTTACTTCATCTTTACCTGTTACGACTACCGGCTTTGATCCTGTCAACAAACCATCACTATATTCAGGTCCTACTAATGTCCATCCTGATCCTGTAAAAATATATAATTGATTGTTATCTGTATCACTCCATAAGTCTCCAGTAAGTGCCGAAGATACTGTAGGAGCAGTATTTCCTTTTTTCAATCCACTTGCATTTATCCAACCTGTTCCATCATATAGTTTTAATGTGTTTACTCCAGTTGAACTATCATACCATAATTGTCCTTGGATTGGGTTTCTTGGCGCTGATGTATTAGCAAAATTTTCTAATACATTTAAAAAACTATTCGCAATAACTGAACCATAACTTGTAGTGTTTCTGCCCGGTATATCTAAACTGGTAGTTTGGTTGATCGTACTGTCTTCTATAGATATTGTACCTTTGTTAGTATCCGCGTAATTTATTGTATAAGCCATTATTCATTCAACCCTGATAAACTTTGAACTCTCACTGTATAATCAATTTGTACAAGTCTGTTCAAACTTTTTTGTACTGGATGGAATATAACGTGTGTTAGTAATCTTCCTGTTCCAGATGCATCATAACTTACTAATCCTAACTCATCAAACACATACAAACTATTGGCGTTTGTTGCATTATCAATAGCATCTTGTCCTGTTGGTTCACCATAATCTAATAAACAAGTAACTAATATATCTGTGTAGTTTGTACCGCTTACATGTCTAGATTCTATCTTGTTTCTAGCAGGATCGGTATTGTTAACACTCCTATCGTCTACAACCTTAATAAATGTTTGGTTGTATAAACTTGCATTTGTACCTGTTGAGTTTGGTGTAAGATATGTAATGATGCCTGTCGGGTCAATACTAGTACCACCGTTTCCAAACGCCATTTGATATATAAAGCCAGAACCAGCATTTGCTAAACTCTCAGCTAAAGAAATACTCATATTTTCATAATGAATAGCGTTTCGTTTGTCTACTAGAATTTCACCAGATTCAGGGTTATGAATCTTAATATGTCCTTGAAGTAATACTCCGTTATTTTCTTTAAAATTGTCAATCATATTATTTTCCTACAACTGTATTTATTTTGGTAGCTCCACCTTTTCCGCCTTAAAGAAACGTGCTACCAAACTTTCCGCATCATTAAGTGAAATTCCTGGATCTGTCCAGCGTTTTCCTTGCTTACGTATTACCTGTATTTTAGCGTTGTTAGTAGGTATATTAGTAAGTGTTAAAACATTACTTGATCCAGTTACTGAAAATTCTGCTGGTGATATAACATCTGCTTCTGGAGAGTCTTGATCCTTTGTAGCATCAAAAACGCTTATTGCGTTCTTTCTTAGACGCTTACCAGCAACAAATACCTCAAATTCATTAGCAGAGTTAGGTGTAAACCCTAAAATAAATGTGCTTGTGGATCCGTCTCCAGTAAAGTTTTCAGTAATAGTTGAATCGGCATACGGTGCTGTTTGCTGTAAATTAGCATTATACACATCACTGCCTGTATTATGTATCGTTGGCACTCCTGTACCTAGTGTTCCTCTTTGTAATTGTTTTAAAACATTACCAGTTTTGACCAAATAAGTAATTCTTTCACCATTTATAAAAATTATTCCTGGTATGCTACTTGTTTTGTCAGGAGCACTTAAATTAATTGTGTTATCTAAATGTATTTCTTTATCTGTAATTAATAATGGCTTTATTAGTTTTATAGAAGATATATCTCCTAGCCTTTTATAAATGTTCCTATTCAATATGTCCTTAAATTGGCTAAATCCAAATTTAGGCTGTTGAGGACCGTCACTGCTAAAGTGTATCAACTCTATAACATCATTATCAGCAAAAGAACCATTATATTTAACAAACAGTTTATCATCAGTCAACTTATAATCTACGCTAGGAGTTTTTAACACTCCGTTAACTGTCAACCAAACAAATTGAGCATCTACGGCTAATTTTCTTAATTTTACCAATCCAGCTCGTAAATGATTGTATTCTATATGGTCTGTTGATCCTACCGACAACGTTGATCTAGAAACTACATCGTAATTAATTCTTTCAAAATCTAAAGAGTCATGTTTGTTAAATGTATATACTGTAATCTTCTCATCAATAGCAGGTGCTGTTGTAAACTGTAAATCTGCACCACTGTCTACCCAAGTATTTTGATTATTAATAACCTGTATACTTCCAAATGCATATTCACCATCAGTTCTAATATAAACTTCTAATGTATCTCCAGATGAACCTATACCTGGTTCTAGTATCACAGAACTATTAGCAGGTCTAATATTGTATTCAGTTGCAATAGTTAATTCTTTACCATTAAGTAAAACTAATACATCGGAGTTATCAAAACTTCCAATAGGTCTTTGCCATATCTCTAAGAAGTATTCTGATACTCCTGTACTAACTGTAAACTGTTGATTATAGCCCGGATTTAAAATTTTATTACCTTGCTTAACAATTACATTATGACTGTTAGGCTTAGCACTATAAGGAGTTTTATTTAAAGTAAATATTTTTGAGGAACCATCACCTGTAAATTCTTGTGTTTCAATTTTACTAAAATTATCAACTGCACTGTATACAGCAAAGTTTATTATACTATTATCTGGTGGTGCACTACCAAATGACATAATTGCTTTAGCATCTTCGTCAGTACTATCTGTACTAGGAATTAATACTGACTCAACGGCTACTCCGTTTACCGTTGCGTAATAATCTAATTTAGATGTCCATCTTGCTTTTGTTAAAAACTGTGTTGTACTTCCGTCACCTATAAATTCATCTGCTTCAACAACATTTTCTCCATTACCACTTACACTTATAATATTCACTGTTACATTAGACGTAGGAGCAGAATTAAATCTTATTGTTTTTAATCTATAATCTACTGTATATAAATTTTGTGCTTGAATTATATCATTTACTCTAACAATTAATCCTTCTTTATTTTGAGGCTGTATTCCAAATGCAAATTCTACACGAGATCCGTCGGCGTTATAAGAATTACTAGATAGTAGGCTTCCACCTTCTTTTGGTCTATGAAATACTTTAATATCTACAGAATCTAATATTTGACCCGGTACTTGCTCTTCAGGACCTTTAGAAGTAGTAGGAGTAACAAATCCGTCACCATCTATAACAATATCTTCGGGATTAATTCCTTTAGCTGTTGTAAACTGTAGATCACCACCGCTTAATAAAGTATCATATGACCTAGGATCTGGAAGGAAAGAACCATCTGATGTAGTTTTCCTTATTACTACAACATCATTTGCTTGAAAACTTTGCACTGATTTCGTTATTGTAACTGTTGTTGTAGTTCCGTCTCCTGTAATACTTTGCATAACAGCATTGGTATTAGTTTGACTAGCTGTGCCAAAGTTAGGATCGTCAATCCTTACACCGTTCCTATAAATGTTATAAACAACACCGTTTGCTAAAGGATTAGTTAATGCAAATACTTCTGTACTACCATCTAACTGAAAAATTTCATCATCATACGTTGTATCAAATGTATCATATGTGCCAGTAAACCAATTATCTGAATCCCAACCAGTTCCTGTACCAAAACTATAACTGCTAACTTCTACTCCACCGTAATCTATTCCGTCCATTACTTGGCCAAGTTCTTTTCCAAACATACCTGTTGCAGGATTGTAGTAAAGATTTATTCTATCTTGTGCTTGTAATAAGTCCGGTGCTTTATCATAGGTAATAATAATTGTTGATCCCGCAGACTGCGGTGCTGTAAAAAATATTCTTCCATAATTTCTTGTATATCCTTTAGAAGTATCCTTAATATTAGTAAAGGTGTATTCACTTCTTAAAGATTCTAAACCGTCTACTGTAACAGTAATTTTCGTAGACTTTAATTGCATTGGCCATTTAACATTAAATATCTGTTGGTCGTTTGTTGCTGTAAATGTTTGTGTTTCAGATAACGTATTAAAAAGATAAACTCCTGTTGTTCTATCAAATTTACAAACAACATGCACTGCTCTTGCTTTACCTTTTCCAAGAACTGGACTTACTCTTGCTGTTATAGATCCGTCTGCTTGAGAACCTTGCACTTCTATTGTTGGCTGTGATAGATATCCGCTCCCTGTTTTTAACATTTCTACCGCAGTAACTTTACCATCAGTACCAATATACGCTTTTGCTTCAGCCCCAGATCCGCCGCCGCCTGTTATTTTTATTTTAGGAGGGCCATTATATCCTGATCCTGCATCAGCGATCGTTAGTGAAGTTAATTCGAAACCTATATTATCTACCCAATGTTTACTAGGATAATTTGTAATATCAGATGTTCCAGAAACAACTTTGTTATCTACAATCTGTACACTCTGAGGAATAATTTTTCCTGCGTCAACATTATAGACAGGAGGTAGATCAAAATCAGTAATTGAAGATGCAGAAGGATCAATTTTTTCGTACGAACTTAGATATTCTCTAATCTTAGTTTTGTAAGGCTTAATTTCTTGTACATAACTTTCATAACTTGACAAGTTATCGTTTTGAAAGTTCACTTTTTGTGTCAACGATCCTACATTATGTTTTGCTTTAATATAACTTGTTTTAAAAGCCCAATCTACGTTAGGTTGTTCTGAAAAGACATATCTTAAACTTGCAAAAAATAAGTTATTCCAATGTATGCCAAGATCGTCTGTAAATATTTTATTTTTAACAATTGATAATATTCTTCTAAACTCTTCTACAGGCTCTGTGTCATAAAATATTTTGTCAAAACTTGCACCGTCATAAGCAATATTTTCATTAGACACGTCATACAAACTATTTTTAAATTCTATTGTACCATTTTCTCTACCTATTGTATCATAGTTTACAGTGTAATCAGAGGACATAGTATCACCTGTCTTTTGTAATAACAGCCATCCTCCTGTACCAACATTTCTAATTTTTACTACATTACCTATATTATCATCTAAGCCACTTAGTTGGTAACTACTTTCAACAGTAAAATCTATAGGTGTAAATTGATTGTAGTTTAATTTATACCAGTCAATATACTGCCAGTATGCACTTACGTCAAAACTTTGTGTTTTTGTTCTTAACCATTCAGAACCACTCCATGCAAATATGGCCCATTTTCCTCCGACAGTTTCATCATTTTTTACAAGAACGGAGAATTTTCTAATTGTTAAAGAAATGTTACTTGTATAATTCTGCCCTGACTTGTCTATAGTGACAGCAGAAATACTACCGTTTGCATCTAGCGTAAATGTTAATGAACATCCACTTCCTTGTGTGTCACTAATAACATAGGAAGGAGGATTTATATAACCCGCACCTGCATCTATTATTAATGCATTAACAACATTACCGTTTTCTACTTCTAACGTTATATTTGCTTGTTTTACTCTTGCAACACTTACAAAACTTAATTGTGCATAGTTGTCTGAAGTAGTATCGTATCTACCAGTTGCCACTGTAGGCTGTGGATCTATTGCACTAAGTCCACTTATGTCCTTATCGTCGACTATTAGATTTTGTTTTAATACTTTATTAGTTCTTTCAACAAATTCTTTTCTAGCTTCTGTCTTATTAACAAACCAACTTTGCCTTGGTTCATTTAAGTTTCCATATTTCTTACGCATAGGTAAATTAATATCCGGCACTGGTCTATCTTGGGTGTCAAACCCTATTAAGCTATCAAACCATTTTTGTTCTATTTCGGTATTTGGAACACTTGTTTCAAGACCGTCTGTTAACAACTGATATTGATTGTGTGTGTTTTGCGTTTGATTGTCTATTGTCCACCAGTTAAAACTTATACCTATGTCTTTATCTTGAATTAAATCTTCACAGTTATATATTGAGAATCTATTACTTCCTAAGATAGCAACAAATCTATAACCTGCATCACTAGGATTACTAATATATCTTGCTACATCAAAACCAGATATTTGCCTATTTTCATTTGTAGGTAAAGTTCTTTTATCTTTCACCCAGTAATAATAGTTATTGCTAAATGTTTGGCTAGCTTCATCATAAATTCTTCTGACTGAATAAGCTGTGTCTCCGTACTTAGTTGTTCCGCTTATTCCTAAAGTTAATCCTGCTTCAGTTCCTGCTCTGGTATCCCATTCACTAGGTAATAGTGTAGACTGTACCCATTCATAAACATCAACTGTTGTTCCAGTAAATAATTTGTTAAAATTCTGTGTAGACTCAGTAATGTTTCCTTGATGGTGATTTATAAACTTAGCTGATCCTATATCCCACCATAACTTGCCTACCCATTTTTCTGCTGTGTAATCTAATGGTTGTGCTGTTATTCCAGTAGCAGTACTAATAGAAAATTTTGCTGGATCATAAGATGTTTTAAAACTAATTTCTTGTTCTGCCGGACCTGCAATTTTTCCTTGTAAAGGATCAATATAATCTAGGTATGTTACTAAACTATTATCTAGTTTATTGAATAAAAATATACCTTTAAATTTGCTAGTGTCTGCAGGTAACACAGGTTGTCTTATTTGACTCCATGTTGAAGTTCCTGCTGGTTTTCTGTACTCTGCTACTATTCCTGTGTCATTTGTGTTATTTGTTATGATACCCTGTTTAGGTAAGCCTAGATATATATGATTATCTTTTACAACCATAATACTTCCAAATTCTTGTGTATCAGAATTATATGTAAAATCTTGTCCGTATATTAATGTATCGTTTACAGTTTCATAGATACTAACTACACCACTATCGTTGTCAATTATTTTAAACTCTGTTGTTCTACCATCATATGTAGTTGAAGATAAGTCAAAACTTGTGTTTGTGGATAAATCGCCGCCCTTAGAATTAATTGCTAATGTATTTCCATCAAAATCTAGTTTTGCACCAAATCTAGTATTAGGTGTTTTATCGACCGGCCTTAATGTTTGCTTATATACGTACTGTGTACCTGATTGAACATAAAGGTAAACACATCCTCCGTTAATTACTTCTTCACTATTTAAAGGTGCACCCACGGCAATCTTTTTACCATCATTGGATATTGCAATAGTTGTAGCATAGTCTTCTGTACTACTAAATGCTTCTAATAATTGACTGTATTGATAATGGCTACCATTTTTTCTGTATACTACAATTTTTCTGTTTGGTATAGAACTATCAGATACGTTTAAGTATCTTGCGTTTGCAATCATAACAGAGCCGTCTGTGCTTATGTCAAAGTCTTCACCAAACTCTTCTAAATTAGTTTGTTCTAATACACTATCAGTTAAAGCAAAATTTGTATCGTTAGGAACATATCCTAATAAATCAACACCGTCTGTTTTTACTGTCCATTGATTACTTACAAAAACACCAGGCACCAAGTTTGTAGATGATTCGTAAATCGTATCGCCTACTCTTACTAAATCACCCGTATAATATGTAGCTGTATTTTTATAAAATCCTCTATACTTGTTATCATTACCTAAGGACCAATCGTCTGTAGCGTTTTTATCAATAATATAAATTCGACCTTGATTAACTTCTGTTTCATTGCCTTTAGCATGTACATATAATTTGTATGTTGTAGAATCAGATTGTCTAAACTTTAATTGGTTACCCAACTGTCTATTATTATCACTATTTGGTACTGTAAAGAAATTAACTAGAGTATATGTTGCTCCTTTTCTTTCATAAATTCCAAATGCTCCTTCAATTGTATTAGCTGACTGTGTTCCTGCTTCTATAAGAGGAATATTATAAACTCTAGTCCAATCAAGGTTAGTAGGTCCAGGTGGATTACTAGATTCTGTTATTCCTGATTTTTGAGTAGAACTATAAAGCCAATATTCTAAATTTTCTAATACCCTTGTATTTGGTATTTGAATATTATCTGTTTTATCAATTACTAGTAATGGTCCAGATATACTGTTTTCATGATGCGTATTATTAATTGGACCAACTGTTCTGACTGTCGAATCGTTTTCTATAAATGTGACATTACTACTTTCATTATAATCACTTCCTTTTGACCAAGTTCCGCTCTTATTTTTTAGGTAAAACCTTGCTGTAGCAAAAGATCTTTCTATGTAAGCAACTGTGGCTGTTGACCCTGTGGCAGTATCTGTAATTGTTTGTCCTACTGTTGGTATGAAAGGATTTCCTGATAAGTCAAAATTTGTTAATCTTGCTTCTGTCCAACCATTCCATTTATCGGCAACTGTGTGTTCTGTATCGTTAATGTAAGTATAAGGTAAGTTTATATCACTTGGATCCTGTCTAGTACCATTGCTGTATAAATCGTTTAAGTAAATTCTAAACTTGTCTCCTGTTTGAAAACTATTACCGTGACTCAGTGGGGTTCTAATTACCCACCTTGAATCTATTAAGTTTATACTGGTTCCACCTTGAACATGACTTAAAACACCAAAGTAAGAAACCTTTGTTGGTTCTGAAGCAGTATTTTCATTTTGCTTTGTATCTAATATATTACTAAAAGTAGGTGTGTTCTGTACTTCACCTTGTAAAGTTATATCTTGCACTACAAGATTTGCATTTGATTCTATAATATTACTACCAGTAAATGTATAACCAACGTTAATGTACCACCATCCTGCATGATAATTATCAGTTATGTTTTCTTCTCTAGTATAACTACCTACTGTTATTCCTGCTGTAGTTATTGTTCCTACTGCGTCTAACTGCCCATTTATATTTTTCAAATATATCTGTAAATTATTATCATTATCGATATATCTATGTTGTACTATTGCTTTACAATTACCTGTGTTAATTTCGTCTCCTACCTCAGGAGTTGCTAATGCACTAATAACTTTTACTATAGCCTCAACTTTATCGATTATTTCATGATCGCCATTTATGTACGATTCAGTTAGAACTGTATCACCATTGAATGGTGCAATACCACTCGGTGTGTTTGTTGTGTATCTGTTCCATTTTAACGTAAGTGTATCACCTGATTTTGTTCCTTCGAACTGTTCTTTTTCTGCACGTATTAAAATATGATCGGTAGGTGCTGATGCAATACTAGGATTACCTCGCAACATATAACTTATTGTTGGATAAGAACTTGAAATTGTATTATAATCATCGCCTTTACTTTGTTGATTAGAAGCATGATTACTAAAAAACTGTAAAGCATCTGCTTGTACTAATCTTTTAGCTTTCCAAAGTTGTTCACTATATAAAACTATTTCATTTACAGAATATGTTGTGGTATTGGTATAGTCACCTTTATAGGCTGTTTTTACATTACTTGCTTTAGGGCTTCCTATTGCAAGATATTTTCCGTCTGGACTAATAGCTGTGCTTGTACCAAACGCACCATTTGAATCGTATAAAACTGTTTCTTCAAATATTTCTTGTATCTGATTAAATTCTGCATTATCGCTAGGTCTTCCGTAAATATATACGCTACCATTTAAATTTTTAGGAGCCGTTATAGCAATTAAATTATTATCGCTAGTTACACTTACACTAGATCCAAAATCTTTATCTGTACTATCTAGTATTCCTGCACCTATATTTTTAATATCAGGCTTTAGTTCATAAACTTGTTTGCTTTTAAGCACTACCCATTTACCAGTATCATCGTCGTCTACCCAAATCGTATCTGAGTCGGTACTACTGCCTAACACATTGAAAGATAACCCTTTACCTTCTTGCTTTATATTTTCGTCTGCTTTTGTTAAATTAGCAACTCTTACTTTTTTAAACTTTGTAATAAATCCTGTACCGGCAGTATAAACTGTAGCATCTGTTTCAGCCACATCACTAACAGAATTACATGAAAGAACGTTTAAATTAATATCACTAATTGTATACAATCCATCTGTGGCTGTATCAATGTCATTTATACCTATAACATCTCCTATTTCTAAATTTGGAGATTTATTTAAAGTTACTGTAAACACATCGGCGTTAGATGCAGTCAAGCTATCTATTTTTAAATCTGTTGTTATATATTTGTAAACGCCCCAAGTTAATTGATTCTTTTCTTTTGCTGTCCAAAAATATGAACCTTCACTAATAGATGAAAGTGTTTGGTTAATTAACAAATTATAATTTGTAACACTTGTATAGACATCTGCTGGATTTACGTAGCCAGCATTTGGTACATAAAAATCGTTTTCTCCGAAATATTTTGTTGGAAACGGCTTATGGTCATAATTTTGCGACTTAACAAATATATTATTAGGATCTAGTTTATAAATTAAACTTGTGTCTTGTGGATTTATAACATCGACAAGTTCTACTTCCTGAGGATCTAATCTATACTTAGATTCATCTAATAATATTTCAAAAACATCATCACCTTGCGTTGCTCCGTATCTACCTGCTCTCACAGCCCATTCTTCGTAAAATTCTAAACTTTCTTTATTTGCACTTCCTAGTTTGTCGAATAATTTGTTAAGAACATTTTTTGTTCCTTTGTCTTGAATCATTCCTTGGAAAAACTTATATTGACTTACTTCATCAGGAATAATGTTTTCTAAATATTTTCTTTTCTGGTATGATGTTAAATGTTGTGCAAGTTTCTGTTGCTCAAGATCAAAGTTGTCACTATCCAAATCATAAAAGTCTGCAAATTGTTTTGCTTTATAATCTAAGTTTGGTAGTAATTTTTGTTCTGGTTTTTCATTTAATAAAACAAAGTTAGCATCTATAAATTTAGAATTTCCTGTAATACTTGTTTTAGCAACGTAGTAGTATTGTTTGTGTTTTACAATATCACCAATTTTATAATCCTGCCATTCAGTCCATTCATTAATTACAGCATCATCAAAGATAAACCCAGGAATATTCAAAGAACCGTTCCAGTCTGCTGATCTGTAACCTTTTACTTTTATTCTTTCCTGCCTATATCCTTGTGCTCTATTGTAAATCTTATCACTAAACACAGTTTGGTTATCTAAAATTATAGCATGTTCATTTTGTATAACAGGTATTTTTAACTGATATATTCCTTCTTCTGTATTTCTAACTTGTATTCCAAACTTATTTGAATTATCACGTTCTGTTGTGGCAAAGTCAGCAAGTAAACGTTTACCATCTGCTTGAAGCAAACTATAGTCATAAAAATTATCGTATATGTCATCTACAACAGTATATTTTTTCTCAAATTGTATTTGCCTAGCACTAGGACTTAATGTTAAAACAGTTCCGGCATCCCAACCTTGTGTTGACCAAAACATGAATTCTTTAGCAGACAACTGCCAATTTTCAACTTCTTCAATTGTTTCATTAAAATTATTAAACTCAAATCCTACAGTTTCTAAGTACTTTGAGTAACCTAGTATTACATCTATGACGTCTTGAATTTCAGTAAAAACTGTACCGTAATTAATACTTTGAATATTAGTTTCAAAGTTTTTGGCAAATAAAGCTGTTGCGCCGCCTGTAACTGGTAGTCTATCTATTTTATCGTAATTATTACTAATAAAACTTGTACCTGAATCATGTGTTATTAATACTCTATAAAACTGATTACCATTTTTTACAATTTGTCCTGCATCATATGTTTTGTTGACTGCCCATGTTAAAAAGTCTTCACTTACTCCTCCTACATTTACAACAGGATCAGTACCTTTTCTTAAAACAGGATAAACATTGAAGAAAGGATTAGATAAATCATATCCGCTTACTTTAAATCCTCTTGTAAGTTTTTCTATTAAGATTCCGCTGTAAGTGTATACATCTAGGGGTACACTTTTTGTTAAAACTAATTTGTAGTTTTCTTCGGGGACAAATATATTACCTTCGTTAGTAGGTGTTCTACTATCAAGTATTAATCTAAATTTACTTTTTTGAGAAAAGCCACCAATTTTGCAACCTAAATTATTTTGCATGGTTTTCAAATTGTTTTGATATTCTATAAACTTTACTGTTTCGTTAGCAGACAAGTATCCTTGCATATAGTTTACAATACCTGCTGTATTAATTCTTGCAGTATCACTTGCACTGTTAGGAAACTTTAATTGGTCTAGTTCTATTCTTTTAGATGTATCAGTATAAACTAATTGATCTGCACTATTTCTCTTTATTCTGCTCCTATCAAAAGCTATTCCAAAAAATTCAGCAGGGCGAGTAAGAGCCCAAGCCTTAATTAATGCAAACGGATAACTTGAACTTCTTCGCCAAGCTGTTTCTGTTGGACCTTCGTCTCCAAATACTAAGTCTCTTTGATAATCACTATCAGGTGATCCAAATGCATATCCTGATTCTAACGGACTAATTAAGTTACCTTGTCCATTTACAGGTATATATTTGTAAATATCTGCATTTTTAAATTTATTACGATAAGTTACTTTTGTATTAGGCTGTCTTACAATACCTTTACTCATATCTTCCCATAACAATAAATTATTACTTGTATATGGAGCAACACCATAAACTGTATCAAACCAACTAGGTTTTATCTTGTAACCTAATATTTCCCAAGGATGGCTATGAGGCCGATCAGTGTTATAAAAATCTTTGTAAATAGCTCTCCAAAATCCTGCTACTGGTTTACCGTTAGGATCTCCTGCATAGGAATAATTATAACTGAAACTATTACCTCTTAAAAAAGATATGTTTTGAGTCGCATCTGGATTTCCTACAGTTGCTAACCATTCATTAAATTCAGGTGTAACTAACTTAGATATACTTTGTCTAGTTGTGTTTGTGTTGCGATTTTTAGATGGCACAAAGTCTGCTACATCTAATACAGATTCATCATACTCTTGTTTTAAATTATTAAATATTCTTTTTTCAAGATCTAATAGAAGTTTATCTCTGTAATCTCCAAAACATCTCCATAACGATCCGTCATGTCCTTGTATCATAGGCTTTGCAGACGGCCATTCAGGATATGAATTTGTATCGTATGTTGCATGGCTCATAGCAGAACTAGGCATGTAAAATACTCTGTTGTATCCTTTAAACGTGTGCGTATGGGCTACTCCTGTTCCTCCAAGTCTTCTGTCTTGTGCTTGAGCTGATACTTCATCTGTAAACAGTGGATAAAACCAACCTAATTTATTTTTATAATTTAGATTTGTAGTTTCGTCTATTCCGTAAATTTTGTATGGACCAGTTTCGTCAGGTATTGCTGTAATATACGTATCGTCTAAATATACTTCTGGTTGATACTTAGGATACAGTCCTAACTTTGTAGGAGTAGGAGGTACCCAACAACCATCTGTTGATTCGTATTCGTATACATAAAGTTTCTGTCCTGCTGTGATAGTAGCTGTAATTGTAATGAAACCATCTGTACTAACTGTGTAATCTTTATCTTTAATTAACTGTGTTTGATCTAAATATACAAGTATAGCATTTTCGTTTAATGTTGTGAAATCTATAGTTCTTGTTAGAGGAAAAATAGTTTGAGAAATGTCTTCAATCTCATATGTTAATGTTGTATCGCCGCCGAATGGAATCATATCACTAAAGTAAAAAGGATCTTTGTTTGTTTTAGTTTCTGTAAGACTTAATAAAATTTTATCAACATGCTGTTTGTCTTCTGCTTCAAATCCTAAGTCATTTGCAACTCTTAAAAATTCTCTTTTAAATTTAATGTATTCTCTATTTGAATATTTGATAGCTTCTACCATATCAAATTCTTTATTGGTAAGATTATACAATGCTAAATTGATTGGTCCAGAATGTTGAACAAATTTAAGTCCATATTTTGAAACTAATCCTAAATCGCCTAAGTTACTGTTTCCTGGAAAAGTTCCTAAAAAGCCGGGCACTTCGTCAACAATGCTATCCACGTGATCTAAAACTTCTCCGAAGGTAAAATCCGTTATGTTTTCGTTCATAGGATTTTTTTCTAAGTTCGTAGGAAATTTGTAATATCCTCTAGAATTTTTAGGTGTTGCTGATTTAGTTTCAATTACAACTTTTTGATTTATAGATAAGTCTGTGTAAAATCTTACATAAGCATAACTGTTTATTCTATCAATTGTAAAGTCGATATTTTCTACTTTCTTGATGTTATCTACATATACCTTATATGTAAGATCATTTAAATCTCCGCTCTTTTCGTAACTATCTATAATAAAATTATTTGTTCTTGGTCCAGAAGTATATTGCAAAACTACAGGTTGAGAAGATTTATTTTTTGCTTTTGTCCAACCCGATACATCAGAATATGCAGTTCTTGTTTGATATTTTCTTAATAGTCCTGTATCAGTTCTAACATTTAAAACAGTTGTTCCAAAATCGTACTGGTATGTGTCCATAAGTAAATTAAAATCAAAGGTAATATCACCACTGTTTTCTATTGTTCTATAAGATAAAGCAAAACCTAATTCTGTATCCGCAGTTCCTGTTCCTACTTTATAAGAAAATATTTTATTTCCTGTAAATGTACTTCCTGACAATGTGCTTAATGCAGTGCCTGAATCGTTATACAAGTCAAATAAAGGTTGTTGATTAGTTCCTATTTTATCTTGACCTAATTTCCAAGTTGTTCCTGTATAATAGAACATCTTACCTTTATATCTTGTTCCTGCTTTTACCAAAACTGTTTCATTTGTTTGTGGTGCTGTATCTGTCGTCTCTTTTAATGCTATTTGTGTTTTGTTTACTTGCTTTATAAATGTAACTTCATAAATTTTACCAGCAACTAATGTGTCAGGATCTGCTGTAAATAAAACTCTCATGCCTGATACTAATTCTGTGCCGTCAACAAAGTAACCAGCTTGACCTTCGATGTCTGAAAAGACATCAGTTGTTACAGTATCAACAAGATCTACGTTTACTTTAGCTTCTGTTCCAAAATTATATAATTTTAGTCCAGCCTCAAATTCTATAATAGGTCTAGTTGCTCTAAAATTTTGATCAACTGAAATTGATGTTCCGTTGATAGCCGCTGTTGTTTCTAAAACTGATTTGTGTGTCCATAAATTATATCTAGACCATTGGTTTCTATCTTTAGATTGTTTATTAATTACAATATAATCTTTTTTGTTTGCGTAAGATATAGCATCATCAAAAGGTAATGCATCAAATGAAGTGTTATCAAATTGTGTAGTAAGATCTGCAAGATAACTTGCACTTATTCCTACATCTTCGGCTGAAACTAATTTTATTCCTTCACCTACTCCTTCAACATACCACGTTCCTGTAGCATATTTTGTAGGAGTTATGTCGCCGACAAATTCTAATCGCATACCGTTTGCTAATTCGTAACCATTTTGCATTTTGTATGTTTTTCTATCTAAAATATCTTCTCCAACATTTAAATAGGTATTATCTACAATATTTTTTATTATAATAAGTCCAGATGCCTCATTGTCATTACTGTTTACATAAAATAACGTATCAGGAGATTCTAAATCTATAGTCCAAGTTACTGTTCCTGTTTCTGTATTATTTTGACTAACCCCTTTTGTGTATAAGTTAGTGTCGTCTGCAATACTATTAGAAGTCCTAATTGAAAATGGCATGTCAACGCAATCTATATCAAAGGTATACGTTTGACCTTTGTATAAAGTAAGTGTAGGATTACTAACTGCATTATCTTTAGAAAAGATGTAAGAATCATTATCTACATTATTTTGCTTTCTTACAGAAAATGTGCTTTGAATTTCTCTAGAACTACCATAAACTGGAATAGTATTAGGACCTGTTGGTAGCCAATAATATTCTCTAAAGTTTACAAACTTATCCCAATTTATATGTGGATCCCATGCATAGTATTCTTGTGCATTTAAGGTACTGTGATCACTTGTGTCACCGTTTCTTATTTTTATACTATTAATATAATCTCTATAATCTCTATAAAAAGTATTATTACCTAGATTATCAGTTATAGTTGCTACGGGCTCAAGTTGATAGTTTTCTCTATCGTTGCTAACGTCACTTAGATAATTGTCTGAACTTTTCCATGCTTTTGCATCTCTTCTACCAATGAATCCATCAACTTTTTCAACCACACCAGGTTGCATAAGCTGATCCAGTGTACTACTTAAAAACTTATTATTTGCTGTTGTTCTAAAATAACGTGGAAGCATATCAGCTGTTTTACGCTGATTGTTGTCACCTGCTATTGGAATTCCTTTTTCATCTTGTGCCATTAGTAACCGTAGCCTCCACCGCCGCCTGAACTACCTCCGCCGCCAGATCCTGATGAACTACCACTGCTACTTGAAGAAGTAGATGAAGTAGAAGTTGACGCTGTACTTGTTGTTGTAGCGGATGTGGACGTTACAGTCAATGCTTGACTTTGTATTCCCGTATTTGCTGAAGTTGACGCAGTTAAAACTGTTCCTGATGCTTGTATTCTAGATGCTGTTACACTATCTATAACTTCTATGTCTGAAACTGTTGCGTCACTTACAAATAATTCATCGTTTTCGCTTTTTATTTCGTATAAGCTACCAAAAGACAATGATCCTTGTTTAGGAACAAGTAAAAAGTTGACTAAATCTGGTGCTAGACTGTTCATAACGAAAGTTGCTAGTTCCGTAAAATGAAATACTTCTCCAAAGTCCCAGTTTTGTAAAGCAAAATATCTATTAATCGCTTGTACAATTCTTACTTTGATATCGTTATCATTAATAACATTTTCATTATTTTTTACTACCTTAAATGTAGCTTGTAAATTTTCTTCTGCATGTTTACCAAATAATACTTTATATTTTACAGGATGATAAATTACTTCATCACTGATACTTTTTGTGTTATTAATGTTTTGTCCATACTGTTGAAACAAGTTGTCTACACTTGGAGGTAACGGTTTAGTTGTAACCGTTCCTGCTAGGAACTTTCTAAACTCAATATCATAGCTTCTAGTTAACAAATAGATATCAATTATATTACTTACACTTGGATCTATTCTATTAGACTCATCTGCACTATGAACGTAGTGAAATTTTAATGAATCCCTACCAACAAACGCTTGATAGTCGCTTGTTAAACTTAGTGTTCCTCCGGACAATATCTTAAAATTATTTTGATCAACAATATAAAATACTGTAGGATCTGTTGCATATTGAGAATATGCTCCAATATCTGTTTCGGTGCTTTTAACTTGAATGGTAGAACCTGTTGATAGATAATTATATTTCGAAAATCCTTGATCAGTTGTTTCTTTCTTTAAGAATATATATTTTGTTAAAGAATTAGTTGCCGGAGCAACTACATTATCAAATATATCAGGATCATCAACAGATCCGTCATCATTTAGATCAAAGAAGCTGACTTCAACTTTCTTACTATTGATATATCCATCGGTGTTCCTGTATTCTGTAACAATTTCCCAGTCAATGTCATTGTTAAAATTATCTAATGAATCAGGTTTATTATTAAAGTTCATTATTCCAATTTTATCTTTAACTAACTGTCCTGTTGAAGAATCGTAAATTTTATTTTGACTGTCGTAATAGAAAGATAATTCTTTATCGCTTTCAAAGATATATCTTAATCCTCTATTAGTGACTGTATATTTTTCTCCGTTAGTTTGAAACAATATAATCCAACTTGCATCTAATTTATTATTTGTTACATCTCCAGTTTTACCATTACTAAACTTATCATTTACATTTAAATTTTCATTAATAATTACACGCCAAATTCTATTCACTTGATCATATCGTAATCCAAAAGTTTTATAAGCAAATACTTGATCAATTATTTGCGATCTTACATCAGCAGTAATATCTTTGACTAATTTAGGTTTTACTTCTTCTAATATACTATTTGCAGGTAAAATTTCATTAAAAACAATTGGTCCTGCTCCTGTAGTTGCATTTACAGTTGTTCCTGATCCATCTACGCTAATTACTTTCACCCATTTGTATGAACTGGCTCCTTTTTCACTAGCTACAGAAGTTAGTTCACCTTCTCCTATAAAATAAAATCCTGCTGGTGGCTTAAATTTCAACAAAGCACCTGTTTCAACATATTTTAATGAACCTCCAGTAAAACTTCCTACTTGAAATTCAACTCCTCCAGTATTTTTTAGTAATCCTGTGGATATATTTGTGCCTTTAGTAGACTGTGTCCAGGTAGCATTCAAATCACTAACAATAATCTTTGAATAATTACCAAAGTAATAATTGCTTATTGCTCTGCTTTGTATAGTAGGTAGAATTGTATTTTCTATTTGTCCTTCAATATCAGTTTGTGTTGAGAACGTAAAAGTTTTTTTGCTTTCATATTCTTCTCTATATAGCACACCATCTGATCCGTAAAGATTTGTACTAGAATACTTTCCTGTTACATCTTTTAGATCAAAATATCTACTTATTCCGCTTGATATTCTGTTGGTAGCTTTTGTTTTAATAATTTCTTGGTTGGTTGTTAAAGGAGTTATGTTATAATCTTCTCCTGTTATCATCCTGTTTTGTGTGTAATAAGTTTGTGGTGCATAGTTTCTTATACTTGCACTAGATTCTGATGTACTTGCATTTGTTATGGTATCTTTTAATTCTAAAGTAACTGACATAGTCTCGGATCTACCTGACTTACTCAAATAATCAAAACTAAAATTTATATCTGTAAGTTCACTTGGAGCAATTCTCATTGATCTGTTTGCACTAGTGCGATAAAAAGTTCTAAACGATCCGCTTGGTACATTTCCAAATGTGCCATCTGCAAATATTAAAGATATCTCGTCATTAGTTCTCGTCTGAACTGCATAGTAATCTCTAACTCCTTTTGATAAACTATTAAATATTGCATTGTTTCCTTCAGTAGCTGGAACCTTGGTCCAAAGTTTTTCTACAATACCATCATTGTCTAATTTAAATAACCAAACATCAGAGTCGTTTATATTTTCTGCTTCGATGTTTATTCTTTGATTTGCTGATGGATTAGCAACTGTAAAATCACCAGTTGTCATTGATCCTTGTCTGAAATGTAAAAAATATCCTGTATTACTACTACCATTACCTCTGCCATCTTCTCTATATAAAAACTGTAGCTGATTTCCAGGTAGTGGTGGCTCTTCTTCTAAAACAGAATTATCTAAATCTATATCTGTTGATACTATTTCAAATGGTGTTGATATTCCATTTACTCCTTTTGTAAAAGTAAAAATAGGTACATCAGTATTTGAAGAATTAAATCTATAAGTTTGTGTACGTACTGAATTCAATACAGTGTTTTTTCCTGGCTTACCTACTGTATTATTAGTTGGTAATGCTGAATTTAACACTCTAGTAAATTGTTCTGCCCAATTTGTGTTACTAGGATCATTCCATATAATAGTTTGATCTGCTAAATTATTTCCATTGCTATCTACTAATGACTCAGTAGTTTTTACAGAGTCAAATTTTAATAAACCGTTAGCGGCTTGATTCCTTCTTGGATTGTATGATAATAATCTTGCTAGACGTAATACCGACTCTCTACGTTCTGCTAGTTCTAAATAATTTTCTCTTGCATTAAGATCAACTCTATAGGCAATGTTTTGTCCTAAAAAAGCAATTAAATCTATTAATGCTAGATATTCTGATGTTTCAATGTAATCATTAAAGTCTTCCGGATAATTATTTCTAAGATAGGTAATCATTGCCCGTCTTAGACTGTCAAAATCATAGCTTTGGAATTCTGCATTCCTAAAACTTTGATAAATCTTCTTCCAATCTTCTGCGAGTAATAACCTATTTTGTCTATCAGTTGATGACATTGTCAATCCTTTATATTATACTAGCAGTATTTATGATTTTATATTAACCAAGTAGTTAATTCTATCACAATAAACCGTTATTCTTATCAAATTGCAGTCTTAAATTTTCACTGATATTATAGGTAAGATATCTTAGCGTACATTCAATCTGTAGTCCTGATTCAAACTCGTTAACTTTTACCTCTGATGCGGCCGTTCTTGGATCACTATTCACTATTCCTGTAACATTTTGTACAATAGCATCCTTGAGCTCTTCAGTTAATGGTTCAAATAAGGCATCCCAAATAATACAACCAAATGTTGGATCAGATAGTTTCTCTCCTTGCCTAATATTGAAGTGATTTATTAGATCTTGTTTTATTAAACTTAGATCAAACAATTGAAATGCATTATTTTCAACATTTACAGTACTAAACCCCCTATAAGCCTTTTGTTTTACCGGTGGCTGTGGATTTTTTGGTTGTGTAAGTGTTATTTCTTTATATAATTCTTTTGCCATACTAATATTTATCCTGCTGGTCCGTTGGCGAAAACTGTAGCGGCACCTGATGTCATTGATCCACTATCTGCTGAATCTGTTACTCTTGCAACAGCTAATCCCACTGCAAAAACTGTGGTATCACCTACATTGACTGTAGCGGTATGAGAGCTACATGGTTCAGGATCTATTTCATGGCTTACTGTAGGATCTGTTTTTCTGGCAACTAATAAGCCTTCGGCAAATACTGTGCCTTGAGAAGGTGTATCAAGAGTAGTTGTGCTATCGCATCCATGCCCTGTGTCTAGTGTATCAGTTTCTCTACATACTTTAAGCATTACTGTGGATTTCCTTGTGATGATTGCAGATTATCTGTTGAAGTTTCTGAAGGAGGATTTCCTTGTGATGTTTGCAAATCTCTTTCCTCTACTATGCTTGTACTTCCTTTTTCTATTGCTGTTGGTGGTGTAACATCAGCTAATGGTGTAAGATCACCATTTTTAATTTGTTGCCAAAACCCTTGTCCCGATTCTCTTCTGGCTATTGTTTTTGCTCCATCTAAGTCAGCATATCCTATAGCATTTTTAAATTGTTTTGCTAATGAAGTAAAATCAGTAGTAGTCCAAGTGATAAATCTTGCCTTTGGACCTTGTGTCAAATAAGCCACTGCTAGTTTACAAGCAACCTTAGGATCATTAGCTAACTCTGGATTTTTATAAATGTCAACTCCGGCAAATCCTCCATATAACTTATAATTATCTGTTCCTGTTAATTGGATTAACCCACGACCTCTGTATCTGTAGCCATCTCCAGTTTCAGGTCCTCCGTTGCCCATTCTACTTCCATATACAACACTGCCTATTTCAACAGGTCTTCTATGCAACTGCTCTGACAATGCACGACCGCCTGGCTTTCTAAACATTTTAAAAGTTGCCCTTAATCCTTTTGCACTATAATTTAGATTTTCACTGCTAGGCTTAAATTTACTTTCTGCTTGTATTTGGGCAAGAGCCATACCTAGTGCCTGACCTGCTCCACCATTGTCTCCGCTTTTTAATGCCTCTACAGGATCTAAACCTATGCCTTTTATTAGTTCGCTTAAGAAAAATCTCTTTGACTCTATTTGTGATATTGGTTCTGCCGGTTGTGTTCCAACATTGCCATCGTCATTTGTTTTAAACACTTTGTCTATATCTATTTCTGTCGGGTCCGAATCTCCCGCCCTAAACACACCCGAAGTACTGTTACGTTCAGGCATATCTGATTCTTTCTCCAACGTTGGTGATGCTGTCCTTAATGAAGGAGACGTTTGAATAATACTTTCTGTAACGCCCGGACCATGAGCAGAAGGATTTAAATTTTCATGCTCTGCCCAAGGTTCATGTAACGGTACACGTCTCGGCGTTTTTGCTTCTAAGGCTTCAACTGCTCTTGTGGCATCTGCTGTAACACGCAAGTCAGCAATAGCAGTTCCATCTTTATCTAAAATCTGATTACTGTCGTCAACTGCTTGGTTAGTTACAGACTTGGTAAATGTGTCTCCAATTGAATCAGCCGAGTCAGCCGCCGTAGCAGGTACTGTACTATTCATGTGTACTTGAGATGCTGTTTCAGAATGTGTTCCTACGCTTAAAATACTTGTCACTGTTCCTGCATCTAATTTGTTTGCTGATGCACTTTTTATTTGTGTATTTGCTCCACTTGTAAATTTGTTATCTCCAACTGTATTCAAGTTAAATGCACCATTTATAGTTTGTCTATAATCTCCTACAACTTTGCTGTGGAAGTTGGCATTTACAGCAATGTGTCCATCTTGTCCTACCTGTAAGTTATAATCTCCTGATATAGTTGATCTTTGTGCGCCAGCAATTTGAACGTCTTCATCTCCACCTATTGCTTTTTGTCTAGAACCACTTACTTTAAGATCTTGGTTAACTCCAATTTTTTTAGCATCATTGTTTCCAATGATCACATCATTGTTTACTCCTACATTGACTTTTTTATCTCTACCGGTTGTTAAATTAAAATCTCTCCCTGCTAAGATGTTTATGTCCCTATCAGCTGTGATGTTAAGATCTGTTTCAGTTCTAATGTTTATGCTATCACTAGCGTAAATATCTATCTTACCGTTTGAAGTTAATTCAAGCCAAGCACTACCTGTTGAATTTCCTATATAAATCAAGTCTTCAGAGTTATGCATCAATATTTGATGACCTGTACGTGTTCTAAATCTTACAGAATCTCCGTATGGTAAAGTCTTATCAACTTTAGAAGCATTTTCAGGAAGTTTACCTATATCGTAATATGTTGAACCTGTTGTTCCTGGATTACCTGCTCTATATATTTCAGAGTCTCCGTCATCCATTACTAAACTTGAGCCGCCTAGTCTACTTCTATATTGGTTAACTGTTTGTCCTTTAGGGCCATATGGTCCTCTTGGGGCGCCGTCTCTTTTATCTAATGGACCAGGAGTGTTTATACCAAACACTGTACTAGGAATATCTCTCCTAGCACTTGCTGTTGATTGTCCTCTGTGAATATCATCTACTAAACCTTGTGTAGACAAAGCCCGGGAAAATAATGGATTGAAATGAGCTAATGCTAGGTCAGGATTTGTTATGTTGTTTGAAAGTTTTTTATTGTATTCACCAGCAGGCAAAGACCTGCCTTTATAATCTGCTGTGAGATTTGGATCATCTTGATCTATATATGCTCCTTTTTTTGTAACCTGTCCCTGAGGTACCATATTATTCATGTACTCGTCTTGAATACACCCTATCCAGTATCCTTGGTTTGCTTGTCCTTCTGCAAAAATAACCAACACCTTAACGCCCGGATCAGGTGGTACTGCCCAGAAACCATAACTTTGTTGTGTGTATTGGTATCCAGGTTGTTTACCGTTACTGTTTACATCATTTACTCCATAGAATGGCGTACAATATCTTACTGTAAAAAGTTGTCCTGGTTCAAAGAAAGGATCTTGTCCAGACTTTACTGTAGATAATAATTCAACACGTAAATCTCCGCTTCGTCTAGGATCTAAATGACTGACTACCCTGGCTACATATGGTCCAGCATTTAATCTAGGAACAACGTTACCTGTGGTTCTTGTTTGTGTTGCCATTACATATATCCTCGCATTGGTAATCCAAGGTTAGGATTAGCTTTGTCTTTTTCTAATTGCTTTTTCTTTTCAATACGCTTAGTTCTTATCTTTTCATGTTTTCCTTCAGCAATTAATTTAGCATTCTTTATATCAACTCCCATTGATTGTGCTTTGGATATTTCAAGCGGTGTAAGTCTGTTGTCACCATTTAGATCTGCTTCTGCTAACGCTACATCAAATTCGTCTCCGTTAGCTTTTGCATCAGCTATTCTCTTTTTTCTAGCCTCTTTATCAATATACAACAAGTCAGCAACTTGTATAGGTTTACCTTGATTTTTCCTACGAACTCCGTGTAACACTTGTCTAAACTCATTTGAACTAAACATATTTTCTACTTTATAAAGACTGTATAGTCCACTAAAATCTTTTACACCTATCGACTTGCCATCAAACATTGGTCCTCTAGTGCTTATATCTAATGGAGTTCTAAAATTAATTAAGACATCTACCTGTCCACTTTCTACATCCATTGTTCCGTCTGCTTTTAAATTTAATGCTTTGGTACCAGCAGAAACATAATTACCCATTCCGCTATCTGCTAAGAAATACAAGTCTCCCATTATGGTCATGTTAAGTTCTATTAAGTCAGCATCACTGTTCATTAGTGCTTCGTTGAAGGCACGTGCTACTCTAAGAGAAGGCGTTTCAGTTATAGCACCAGCTGTGATAGGATTTCCGTAGGCATCTGCAGTTTTTTCCATCCTAGCACCATCTGAATTTCCAGGAACAGTCTTGCCATTATTTGTGTCTTTTTCTACATCTGTTGTGTTGTTACCTTTTTCAGCTAAAGAAGTATTACCTGCTTTGTTTCCACTATCATTTGCTATTGCTTGAAAAAACGCATTCTTAAAATTTAGATCAAAATCTAAAACATCTTTGTTTTTTCCTGTGTACAAGTAATTGTAATGCTTACATGCCTGTTCTCTAATTCTATCATATCCAACAGGAGGATCATTAGGCATAATGAATACACTTCTGTGTACTTTGTAAGGAACTACTTTATAAACATATATCCTTGCTTTTCTACCTGTGATTTCTTCTGTTGCTTTGCCGTCTAGTGCGTATACACTTGTTGTTACCCTAAACCAATCAATCCAGCCATCTCTATTTTTTATAACACCTTCATCATTAATTCTATCACCATATGCACTTATCATTACAACTTCTTCAATAATTTTTGAAATACTAGTTCCTTTTGTAAATTGTATTGTTTTTTCGTTAGTATTAATCGTAGTTTGGTCCCTTTTAATAACACCGTTCTCTCTGTCATATGCAAAATTTCCTACACCAAAAGGTGGCTTTTCGTTACCTGATAAAGGGTCAACTAAACTAATTTTTGCTTTTCCAATTGAATTTACTTCTCCTCTGACTCCTGTGTATTTCTGTTTTATTCCTTCGCTTAGATTAGAACGTTTTATACTCCATCCGGCCTGTCCTTGAATATACGTATACATTTGGTCTTCTATCTTAGGAGAAAAATCTTCACCTTGTATTTTAAAACCTGTTGAAGGGAAAGGCTGTAACTTATCTTTACCAAATGCTTCTGTCAAACTAAATTCTTTGTATGCAAAATCTCCCTCAATTGCTTTATTATCAAACTTACTAATTGTGTTTGTAAAAGTTTTACTTGTAGTATCTAAAGGAAACAATATTAAATATTCGTCTACATCCGCTTGATTACCAAAGTCGTTAAACTTAGTGCTTCTATTATTAATTTTATTTGTATTAATATTAGTAGCTAAACTATTCAAACCTGATTGTAACATTTCTTCAACGTTTCTTCCGGAAATAGTAAAGTCGGCTTGTAAATTTTGATGTATGTCTGACAACGCAGTTTCATTAAAAGGAATAGCTTGTACTTCGTAAACAGATCCTTCTGTAGAAGTTCCAAATTCCATATTATAAATTTGCATTGGAATATGCCTTGTTTCCCCTTTTATTAGTTTACCATTATCGTCATATCCTATTGTTTCTATCATAAGCAAATATACTGCATGTAAATAATTTTCATATCCTGCATTACCTGACGCTATACGCATTGTTTGTAGTAAATTACCCATGCTATATGGTTCATTGATTTTAAATTCTATAGTAACAGCGTTTGATCCTCTTACCTTTGTGGTTGGAGCAATTATAGTATCGATAGTAACATCATCTATAAAATATGCTGTGTCTATTCCGTATAATCCTTCAGCGTAAATTTTTGGTTTTCTAGAGGTCCCTTGTGAGTCTGTAATTCCTCCGCTTTTTAAAATTAATTTACCATTTTCAATACCATTTGGTTTATAGGTTATATCTGGAAAATTAGTTTCGTATGTAGAAAGTACTCCTAAAGAAAAAATAAAATTCACACTTGCAAACTTTTCAAGTTGGTTTTCTAATGGAAACCCTGGACCACTGTATTTGTCTGCCATTTTAAATGCTTGTCTAAGTATAGCATCTTGGTAAAAAGGAGTTTGCTCTTTTTTCTCAGTCTTTGTTGCCTTACCTCTATCAGATGTACTAGCTTCATACTCTGCGAAGTCGTCTACTTGGACAATATTATTCTGGCTAGGTATTGAGGTGTTACTAATTGCTTTACCGTATTCACCGTCATTAAATTCAGTTGCTTCTTGATTTAATTTATCTTTATTTTTAGCAGTCCATTCTCTAATTTTTGCCGTAGCATCTGACATGTTATTCTCCTAGTAGATCAAAAACTTTGTCTTTTTGTGGCAAATAAATTTGTTTTCCTGCGGTCAAGTCGTATACCGGATCTTCCATCACATCCATGTTCCTTTGTGCAAATATCCACCATAGTTTGTGATCCGTATATAAATCATATGCTAACAGATCTGGTCTTTGATGATATTGTGGTTCAATTGTATATAACGCATCATCGGCGTATCCAGGCACAGCTCTGATTTGTAATAAATCTAATGTTCCATCTGGAAGTATACTTGTGTTTGCGTAGGGATTAGACATTAAATAAATCCTCCTGTAATACCGTCACCGTTAACAAAAGATTTGTAATTAAATTTTTCAACTTTATCTCTGCTGTAGATAGGTTGACATGTAACCGTAAATTGAGATTCTACAGGCGCCCAAGTAATTTTTCCATCTTGCGATAATTGTTCAACTCTACTTTTATCATTTCTTCCCATAGGTCCTGGTCTTGGATCATTAACTGGTGTATCTCTTCCTGTTGATATTCCTGTTGCAAGATAATCAACTTCTGTAGGCATATCAACTGTAAAGTTTGTGATTAACACAGGAGTATCTTTAAAAACGTAATCTCCATAACCATTAAGTTTTACGATAGGAGGTGGCGCTCCTGCATTTTGTCCTGTCCCATAATCCATCTTAGTTACAGATCTTAGATAATGTAAACATGCTATCCAATATTGTGCTTCTATGCTGTTTTGATTGTAAAATTGTCCTGTAATAACAAGCTGATCCACTTGTGAATTCTGGTATGCAAAAAAGGGATAATTATTATGTATAGGCTGGATTTGATTGTACCCTGCAGAGTGGCTCAATATAATAGTTGGTGTATAAGGAAACACCATCCTATTTCCAGTATGCGAAAGAGGTGTCAATAGCTTGGAATTTTTAAAGTTTGCATTGTTAGGTACGCTTAACGAAACTCGCCAATCTTTACCTTCTAAATCGCCATATCCCCAAAAAGCTGTTCCGTCTTCGGTTGTTCCAAATTCGTCAGCTTTACCGGGTAAATTTTTACCACGAACGGAGGACATGTAATTGTCAGCAAACTCACCTGCACCTTTGTATATGTCTTGTCCTATATCCTTAGCACCCTCAAATACCTTACTGATAAATGAAGGCTTGTTACCTGAATTAGGATTTTGTCCGCTTCCTGATGTTCCTACTTTGGGATCGCCTATTGCCATTTGGTTAACTCCTTTCTATTATTTAGTTGACAAAATTAACAGAGTGTATTATAATGTGGTATGTAAACTGGAGAAAACATGAATAAAAGAATTAATTACCTCAACAACAAGGACATTTTGGCGGAAATAGCCAAGTCCAAGAACACATTCTGTAGTTATACCGATAATGACTACGCAATGTACGATATCATACTGCCAAGTATTGATAAAATAAACATTAGAACCATAGCTGAGGCCAAAAGAAATCAAGCAAAAAGATTGCAACAAAAGGCATTTGAAAAAGCAAAGAATGAAGGAAAAAGAGTTAAACTTGCACAATTTGAAGTAGATTATAGAAAAGTACAAAAAACAGATCTTGTTTTTAGAATAATGTCATTTGATCACATACCAGAAGAACCTGGTAGAAAAAAGAATCCTAAGACAGTAGCTGACACTAAAGTAAAGCTAAACTTTCCTCCTTTTGCACATTACGTATTCAATGACAAAAACGAACTTGTTTTAGTAGGAAAAAGTCACTGGGAAGGCGGTATGGAAAACGGTTACTTTAACAAAGGTCACGGACAAGCTACTAATAAGTTAGCTATGATGTGGATGAAGTTATGTGATAGATATGCTACCAGAGGAAATGTACGTGGGTACACTTACAATGATGAAATGCGTGGACAAGCAATTTTACAGTTGTCACAAATTGGATTACAATTTGATGAATCAAAATCAAATAATCCATTTGCATACTATACTGCGGCAGTAACCAATTCTTTCGTAAGAGTTATTAATATCGAAAAACGTAATCAAAATATTAGAGATGACATTTTAGAAATGAACAATATGAATCCTAGTTATACTAGACAGGCACAAGGTGAATGGGAAAGAAACAGGGATAAGCATATTAAAGAAGCTAGTACTACGGCAACAACTACAGCAACAACTACTACTAGTTCAGCCAAAAAGTAAAAAAACACTTGACAAAACATTTGTTTTTGTTTATAATACACTAGGAAGGATTGTAGTTTGTTTAAAAAAGCGGCGGTATTTACTGATATTCACCTTGGGTTGAAGTCTAACAGTAAGGTACATTTACAAGATTGCGAAGAGTTTGTAGATTGGTTTATCGACCAAGCAAAAGCCAACGGTTGTGAAACTGGAATATTTTGTGGCGACTGGCATCATAATCGTAATACAATTAATGTACAGACACTAGACACAACAACAAGATGCTTAGAAAAACTGGGTGCGGCATTTGAGAAATTTTATTTCTTTGCTGGTAATCATGATTTATATTACAAAGACAAACGTGATGTTTATAGTGTTGAATTTGGTAAACATATTCCTGGTATCACTTACGTAGATGAAATACTAGTAGAAGATGATGTAGCACTTGTTCCTTGGTTAGTTGGAGAAGAATGGAAAAAGATTTCTAAGATTAAAGCAAAGTATATGTTTGGACATTTTGAACTTCCAAATTTTTATATGAATGCTATGGTTCAGATGCCTGACACTGGAGAACTAAAAGCTGAACATTTTAAAAATCAAGAATATGTATTTTCAGGTCATTTCCATAAAAGACAGATTCAAGGAAGAATACATTACTTAGGAAATGCTTTTCCACACAACTATGCAGATGCATGGGACGATGATAGAGGAATGATGATTCTTGATAAGGAAAATAATAAAGAACCTCATTACATTAACTGGGACGATTGTCCTAAGTATAGAACACTTAAATTATCAAAATTATTAGATGAAAAAGAAGCAGTTTTAAAATCAAAAATGTATCTTAGAGTAACATTGGATTTACCTATTTCTTATGAAGAAGCAAGTTTTATAAAAGAAACATTTGTAAATGATTATGATTGTAGAGAAATTACACTTATTCCTAGCCAACAAGATGAAGAGATTCATACAGATATAGACATAACACAGTTTGAAAGTGTAGATCAAATTGTTACTAAGGAGATTACTGCTATTGACACTGAAAACTATGATAAGAATTTGCTGTTGGGAATATATGGTGAGCTATGATTAAAATAAAAAATCTTACAGTTAGAAATTTTATGAGTGTGGGTAACCAAACCCAGGCAGTAGACTTTGACAAGCAACAATTAACACTAGTTCTCGGTGAAAATCTTGATCAAGGTGGTGATGATATGGGTTCTAGAAACGGAACCGGTAAAACAACTATTGTAAATGCATTAAGTTATGCATTATACGGGTTAGCACTTACAAATATTAAAAGAAATAACCTTATTAACAAGACTAATAACAAGGGCATGTTAGTTACGCTGACTTTTGAAAAAGATGGTACTAGCTATAAAGTAGAAAGAGGACGGGGTCCTAATTTATTAAAGTTTTTTATTAATGATCAAGAACAAGAACTAGTAGACGAAAGCCAAGGTGACAGTAGAAAAACACAAGAAACTATAAATGAACTGTTAGGTATGAGTCATAATATGTTTAAACACATACTTGCATTAAACACTTATACTGAACCGTTCCTAAGTATGAAAGTAAATGACCAAAAAGATATTATTGAACAGTTGCTTGGTATTACTATATTATCTGAAAAAGCAGAGTCTTTGAAAGAAAAAATTAAAAGTACAAAAGATGCTATTACAGAAGAGAATGCAACTATAAATGCACAAAAACAAAGTAATGATAGGATAGAAGAAACTATAGAAAGTCTAAAATTAAAACAAAGTGCTTGGGAAACAACTAAAAAAACTAACATAGATAAACTACAAAAAGGTATAGACGAACTTGAACATCTTGATGTAGATAAAGAAATTGCAAAGCACGAACAGTTACAAAATTGGGAAGAATTGAATACAAAGATTAATAATCTAAAAAAAGAAACTTCTACACTTGACTCTGCATTAATGAGAGCAGATAAGTCTGTAGACAAAGTTTCAAAAGATATAGAAGGTCTTGCTGACGCAAAATGCTATGCTTGTGGTCAAGACTTACAAGAAGAAAAGAAAAAAGAAATTGAAAAAACAAAACAAAAAGAATATGATGATGCAGTATCATATCAAACAGAAATTAATGACAAACTAAAAATAGCAAACGATCAGTTAAAAGGTATAGGTGATATAAATGGAAGACCCGAAACTTTTTATGAAACTATTAAAGAAGTTTATGATCACAAACAAAACGTACAACAATTAAAATCTGCTTTTGACAATTCTAGTAATGAAACAGATCCTTATCAAGAACAGATTGATGATTTAAAAAACAAAGGAATCCAAGAAATTGACTGGACTACAGTCAATGAGCTCACTAGTCTTAGAGAACATCAAGAGTTTTTGTTAAAGTTATTAACTAACAAAGATTCTTTTATTCGAAAAAAGATTATTGATCAAAACTTGGCATACCTGAACAATAGGCTCACCCACTATCTTGACAAATTAGGATTACCTCATCAAGTTGTTTTCATGAACGACTTGGCTGTTGAAATCACACAACTTGGTCAGGATCTCGATTTTGATAATCTTTCCAGGGGTGAACGTAACAGATTGATTCTTGGTATGAGCTTTGCATTCAGAGATGTTTGGGAGAGCTTGTATCAAAATATTAATCTGCTGTTCATAGATGAGCTTATTGATTCAGGTATGGATACTAGTGGTGTAGAGAATAGTTTAGCTGTACTCAAAAAGATGGGTAGAGAGCGAAACAAAAACGTATACCTAATATCACACAAAGACGAACTTGTTGGTAGAGTAACACACGTTTTAAAAGTGATCAAGGAGAACGGCTTTACATCATATGAAAATGATGTGGAAATATTCAATGAATGATGATACACATGATTTATTAACAAAGGCTTATATGGCATATTTTAAGGCAAACGAGGCATTTGAGGCTAGAAACTCTGTGCGTACACATCGAGAAAGTCGTAAGTGGCTAAGAGAAATACGTAGACTTGCAAAATTACGCATGGACGAGATTCATTATAAGCATAATTCCAAGACCGACCACACTGTAGATTAGGCTAGGGTAAGTATCCATATGCAGTGGACTTACCAAGGAAAAAAAGTAGAAATTCTCCCAGAGGATATCGAAGGATTTGTATATCTAATTACCAATACAACCAACGGACGTAAGTACATAGGCAAAAAGTTAGCAAAATTTAAGAAAACAAAACCTCCATTAAAAGGCAAGAAAAACAAAAGAAGAAGCAAAGTTGAAAGCGATTGGAAAGAATATTGGGGTTCCTCAGATCATCTAATTGCAGACGTAGAACAACTAGGACAAGAAAATTTTACAAGAGAAATACTTTATATGTGTAAAAGCAGAGGCTTAATGAGCTACTTAGAGGCTAAGGAACAATTTGACCGCAGAGTACTAGAAACCGATGATTACTATAATGGTATCATTAATGTGCGGGTAGGCAGTTCAAAAATCTTAAAAGAACAACTTAAAACAATATAGGCAATATACGGACATTGTTTGATCGGGGTACCTCGATCCGCTTTGAGGTGTAGCTACGAGCTACATCAGAACTGGCGAGTCCACTAGGCTATTTGCTACGAAAACCCCATGCACTAGGAACGAAGCAGGGGATAGCGAGAAACCCGCGAAGCGGTAAAGCGGTTTTGCAAATTTTTCGTGATGTCGACGTAGGTTGGGAAAGGTCAGAGCCCAGTAGCAAAGTCAAATACCTATTTCCGATCTCGGCTATGCGAACTCACATGAAGCTAGGGATGATGGAGCCTGCTGTAAGGTTCCGTCTGACTAAACAATCTACATGAAACGTAAGTGCTTCGCACTTAATATTACACATATAATAAGTGTTTGAGCGAAAGCGATAACACGAATGAGCGTTTAGCTCATTCCATTAATGCAAATCTGGATCACGTCCAAATCCTGGTTTAACACTACTTACGTTAAACGATTCCACGGAGTACTGTTCGCAAGGGTTTTGTTCGCCCAAATGATGAATGATTTGGTCACATTCTTCGGGACTGTTTGCCTCCGCTACTTGATTATCGGAACTGTCCATGATTCTATATCTAGTAATCATATGGATTTATTTAATAAGTATTTTTGGATTCAAAAGTATAAATATAATAGAATAGGAGTTAAACATGCAAGTTTTAGATATTTTAACAGAAACCAAGAAAAAGACCAATGAAGGTCCTTTGCGTTATGCAAAGCGTACACTAGGTAAGAACACAGCTATGGGCAAAGCGGCACAGCTGGATGTTGAAATAGATCAAGAAGTTAACGACCTATACAAAGAATTTTATGCTGTAACAAAGCAGGATCCAAAAAACCAAGGTATGACAGCAAAAGGTCTTGCTAACTATATTGCGGCAAAAGGGTTTGCTGGTAGTCCTTCCGAAGTAATGCGTTTTATTAATCAAGAACAAGGTATGACACGTGGCATGAAAAAGGGTTACAAATCTGCTAAAAAAGGCGTTAAGGCGGCCGCTGGCGCGGCTAAGTCCGGAGCAAGTGCGGTAGTTGGAGCGGCTAAAAAAGTTAAAGATAAACTAGCTCCTAAGAAGTCAGATCTTACTCCAGATAAACAAATGGAACTGCCATTAGCTAACAGCATGTATGGTGAATCTAGAATTAACGAAGCTGATGCTAATTTAAGCAAAAGCCAAGTTAAACAGGTTCTTAAAGGATTTGTACGTAAAGGATTCCAATCACAACTAGGTGGTAAACTGCAAAAAAGCCAATATGGCGATGCTGACGCAGTTGCTAATACACAATCTTCTGCTAAGTTAAACAAGGTTGGAGTAAATCCTGAAATTGCAAAAGCAGTAACACTTCTACAGAAACAAGGCTATAAGGTTATTACACCTAAGTCTGCAAAACTCAACGCTGATTAAAAGAAAGGCTGTCCAGTCTTTTTAGCTGTTTCCAAGTTATCGGTAATGATTTGATTCATGATTTCAATATCTTCATTGGTCAAGCAATATGCTTCTGAAACAGATAAACTTCCACGCATGTACCAACACAACTTGTAAAGTGTATCTTTTACTTGCTTGACCTCTCCTTCTAGGACCTTAACCTCGGCTAGGATTTCGTCGAGTGGTTTCGTTAAGATCCGGAGCCGAAAAAATTGGATTGATCAAAAACAATAGGCATTTCAAAAGTTTTTGGAGCACCATTTTTGATCTCTTCTTCTGTAGCATTAACAGTTATAGGTTGTTGAGTAAACCTTGTTCTCATCTTTGTAATGTGATCAGCAATTTGATTATAAATCGAAGCTTCAGTGCCTTCAATAAATTCCTTAATGAATATCTTGTTGGTAACAGCATCACTTTCGCCATCTGGTTGAATAGCTATAACGCTGTCAACTATAACACCGACATTCATGTCTGTGAGATTTTTAAAAGCCTTTTGAAATCTAGCTAACTTTTCTGCCGGATTTGTATCGTCGTCATTAACAATTGAAAATATTCTCTGTTCCTCAAAAGCCTTGACAGTCTGCTGAGTCATAGTCATATAACTCACTGGTTTCATCTGAACAGTAAATCCGTCAATTTTAAATGTATCTTCAAACTGTTGGACATAGTAATTGTCTAACACTGTTTGTAAGTTAAGTTGAAAATCTTTAGTAATTTCCGTTCCAGGTATCTTTCCTGACATGTCTAGCATCTGACCAAAACTGGCCATTCTTATTGCTACCAACATAACGTCTATGTCAATCGAAGGAGCCTGCCAGGCATCCTTAACGTTGGGCATACAACTCTGAATCACATCAACAGTTGCTTGTCCGTTTAACAATGCGTCAGGTGTTTTGAAAGTAATTTCATCCTTGGCGTTCATTGCATAAACAGGATATTCACCGTTTTCGGAAATTTCTAATGCACCTTTTGGCCAATAGTTTCCTCCGCTAGGCAATTTGATGTAGATTTTAGGTTGTCTTAGGTGTTTCGCTAGTGGATTACCAGCTTGTTTTGGTGCTGGACTAGGAATACCTTGTATCATTGTACTTTGACTCATATTATTATCTACCATGTTTATTTCTCCTGCTAAATATAATTAATTAATATAGCTTAGTATTTATAGGTTAGGATAAACAGAGTACATTATTCATGGCAGTAAGAATTGACATACCCGGCATTGGCGAAGTTACAGCCGAAAATGCGGCATCAGAAGCCACTTTAAGAAGTTTGGTTAAAATATTGGGAGGACCAGCAAGTCCACTCAATCCAGCTAGTGGTAGAGGACTAGTATCCTCAGAATCAGCCAAAAACATAGCGGCAGTAGGATCTGCTTCCGCTGAAGCGGCCGAAGAAATATCAGGATTAGGAAAAGCGGCAGGTGGAGTAGTATCAGGAGCATTTAATTTACTATTAAGTGCAATAATGAGTGTTGTTGGAGCAGTACCCAACTTTGCAAATACATTATTATCCGGCGATCAATCCATGCGTGGATTCTTTTCCAACTTTCCTTTAATAGGACCAGCACTAGGACAGATAGGTGGTATACTAGATGAACAGGTTGATCAGTTTAGAGATTTAACATCAGTTGGTGCTTCCTTTGGTAATAACATGTTTGGTATTACTAGAGCGGCGGCAGAGGCTTCAATGGCAACAGAAGCACTTGCAAAAGTTATTAATAGCGACGGTTTAGTTTTAAGACAGTTTGGTTCATCAGTTGGAGATGGTGCTAAGAACTTTGCAAGATTTAGTAAGGAATTAAGATACAGTGATGCAGGTACAAGACTCATGGCAATGGGTTTTACTACAGAAGAATTGAATGATAACCTAATAGCATACAGCGACTTACAAACCATGTATGGTAGAAGACAGAATATGACTCAACAAGAATTAATTAATGGAACTATTAATTATTCAAAAGAATTAGACAGAATTGCTAAAATTACAGGTAAAAGTCGAAAAGATGTTGAAGAACAACAGAAGATGATGGCCAGAGACATAAGAATACAAAAACAAATGGCTGACGGTACTTCCGCATTAACTAAAAACTTACAGTTGTTACCTAAAGAGTTTACAGCAGTACAAGGCTCATTAATTGACATTGCAGACGGAGTTCCTACAGATGAATTGACAAGATCATTAATGTTCTCAAGTGATACTTTTAGAGCACAGGCAAAGAACTTTGGTGATATGTCAGAAGAACAGGCAAATAACTTCTTGGTACAGGTTACAAAGGAAGTAAACGATAAAGCAGATAAAATGACAGCCGCCCAATTAGATGCTCTTAGAGGCAGTGGTAATCAGTTGTACGAAGCATTTACACAAGCAGGTGCATTGAAATCCTTACAAAATGTAGACGGCGGGTTTATTAATAGAGAACAAAAAGCTAGAGACTCACTAACAGAAAGAGCAACAGAATTTAATAGAACAATAGAATCCTTGGCGGCAAAATTTAAAGTGTTCTTGCTAGACAGTGGAATACTAGACAAATTAGCAGATGCTTTTGAAAAATTTCTCCCCACTACGGAAGAAGCAGGAAAAATGTTTGATGAACTGTTAGTAATGTTCGAACAAAAAGTAATGCCTATGCTGAAGAAAACATATGATGAAATTATGAATTCAGATATGTTAATAAAAGGTTGGGAAAAACTCAAAAATTGGGCTGGTGATACATATGACTACTTTATGAAAACTGACTGGACAAAAAAATTACAAGAATGGTCAGAAGGAACAACAAAGTATTGGAACATATTTAAGGATGGAATGAAAGATATAATAGGCTGGTTCGAAAGCGTTGATTGGGCTGGCTTATCAGACAAATTTAAAAAGTTTTACAATGATACCAAAGAAATATTTGGAGCTGTGGGTGAAATAGATTGGGCAGGATTAATTCAAGATCTTAAAGAAGGAATTAAAAACGTCAAAGAGTTTTTTGCACCAGGAGGCGATTTTGAGCAAATGTGGGATAAGGTAACAAAGTTTGTAAACGAAACAATGACCAAAGCAGAAAACTTCTTTAATAACACTTTGATTCCTTTTTGGGACAACCTTGTACAGATGTTTGAAGACGGTACACTATTGGATACGATAATACAGAAAGTTACAAACGCAGTAAAAATTGGCTGGGACAAGCTAATGGATGCTATACCATGGGGTGAAATAGCTACCGTGTTAGGTGGTGCCTTTGTAGCATTGTTCACCAATTTAAATCCATGGGCAAGAATTGTTGCAGGTATTGTGGCCGGTGTAACAGCGTATTTTGATTGGGAAAACGTTAAAAGCTACTTTGTAGACCTCAAAGACTCCCTAGTAAAATCAATGCAAAAATTATGGGATTCATTTGCATCACTTTTTGATATTGATTGGAGTGCTTTATTGCAGAGTATTACTCCGGATTGGGTAAAAAAGGGAATTGGAGCTGTTTCGAATTTATTTTCTTCTTCAAATAGTGGAGCAGGCAGTTTACAAGGTTCAATTGGCCCTGATCCAACTTCACTTATAGAGAAGGATAATGATGCAAGTACAGGCTCCAAAATTAGAAAAGAAATGAGAACAGCAGATAATACCAGTACGGAAGGCGCCTTTGCAGGAGGAGGCATAAGTAATAGTGCTGTTGAGAGACTTATTGCAGAAACACAGAAAAACACAAAAGCTGTGAAGGCGTTAAACAATAACGCACATGGGTAATATAGGTATCGACTAGGAAAAAATATGAGCTGGAAAAGACATTTTACGACAATAGAAACAGGCGGCGGATCTAGCAGTCCCTTGTCATACACAGGATCACAACCAGGTCCAGCAAGAACAAATTATTCAAGTTTTTTACCTGATGTATATACCGGTGCTCCTAACAGAGTAGAACGTTACGGCCAATACAATGTTATGGATCAAGATTCTGAAGTAAATGCGGCACTTGACATACTTGCAGAATTTTGTACACAACAAAACACACAAAATAAAACAACCTTTACTTTGGACTTTAAACAAAAAGCAACCAACTCTGAAATAAAGGTAATTGAACAGTATCTACAACAGTGGAATAAACAAAACAGTTTTGAAACACGCATGTTTAAAATAGTGCGTAATGTTTTTAAATTTGGTGATGCATTTTTTATTAGAGATCCAGAAACAAAAACCTGGTTTCACGTTGATCCTGCAAAAGTATCAAGTATCATTGTAAACGAATCAGAAGGTAAAAAGCCAGAACAATATATTGTTAAAGATATAAATTTAAACTTTGTTGACAAGGTTGCAACTACTCCTTATACTACCAACGGAAAAGTAACAGGTGGTGGAGACGGGTACCTAACAGGTAGCGTAAGAGGAATGGTTGGTAACACATCAACACAAAGCAGTTCATCTAGATTTGGTATAGATAAACAAAAAGAAGTTGCAGTAGATGCCAATCACATGGTACATCTAAGTTTATCAGAAGGTATGGACAACAATGCACCATTTGGTAATTCTTTGTTGGAATCAATATTTAAAGTATATAAACAAAAAGAACTTTTAGAAGACGCAATTATTATTTACAGAACACAAAGAGCTCCTGAAAGAAGAGTTTTTTATGTTGATGTAGGTAACATGCCGTCACACTTAGCAATGCAGTTCGTAGAACGTGTAAAAACAGAGATCCATCAGAGACGTATTCCGTCAAAAACTGGTGGAGGCACATCAGTAATCGATAGTGCTTACAATCCTCTATCAACAAACGAAGATTACTTCTTTCCTCAAACAGCTGAAGGACGTGGATCTAAGGTTGAAACTTTGCCAGGTGGTACAAATCTAGGTGAAATTGATGACTTGAAATACTTTACAAATAAACTTGTAAGAGGTTTACGTATTCCTAGCTCATACTTACCAGCGGCGGCACAAGATGAAGGTCAAGCACAGTTTAATGATGGTAGAGTTGGTACTGCATACATACAAGAACTAAGGTTCAACAAGTATTGTGAAAGATTACAAAATCTAGTTGTCGAAGTGTTTAACCAAGAATTTAAAAGATATCTATTAGAAAAAGGTATTAACATTGATATTGCAATGTTTGATTTAATTTTTCAACCACCACAAAACTTTGCAAGTTATAGACAATCAGAATTAGACAATCAGCGTATCGGAACATTTACACAGATACAAACTATTCCGTTTATTAGTAATAGATATGCAATGAAAAGATTTTTAGGAATGTCAGATGCGGAAGTGGCAGAGAACGAACGTTATTGGAAAGAAGAAAATGTAGAAACGCTTGTTCAACAACCTACAGACTCACAGGGTGAAATGAGAGGTGCAGGAATAAGTGGAGCCGGTATTGAATCAGATCTAGATAATGCAACAGATACACCACCAGATGAATCAGATCCAACAGTTCAAGCAGGAGCAACTGATACAACAGGTGCAGGTGGTGACGGAGGAGTTCCACAAGCAGATCCTCCAGCAGAGGCATAAATAATAGCATGATACTTAGAGAGATATTTTATTTTGATAAAGAAACTATTGAGCCTATCGAGGACAAGACTTATGATCCTACGGATGATGAGAGTATTGTAAAGCGTGACGACAAACGTAAAACAAGATTAACACTTAGACAAATTAACAAAGCCAGAAAAGCATCTGAGATACACCAAGAAGAATCTGAAAAAGAGCTAGAGTTTATTAAACAGATGTACGGCATTCAAGCACAACCTGAAGCAGTATAAGAGGTTAGCCCATGACGGTAGCTTTCGTTATAGGAAATGGCGAGAGTCGTAAAGATATAGATCTTTTTTCTCTAAAACCCTACGGAAAAGTATATGCCTGCAATGCAGTGTATAGGCATTATCAACCTGATTATCTTGTAGCAGTAGATGTCAAAATGATTCTTGAAATTAATCAGCATAGATGGCAGATGGAAAATCAAGTATGGACCAATCCAAATAAAGCATATCACGGTATGGAAGGATTCAATTATTTTCAGCCTAGTAAAGGTTGGAGTAGTGGTCCAACAGCACTTTGGCTAGCAAGTACACACCATCATGATACTATCTATATAATAGGTTTTGATTTTCACGGTAAAAAAGATGATAAAGGTGAGCGTACAAAGGTAAATAACTTGTACGCAGGAACACAGAATTATAAGAAAACCCATGAACCGCCTACGTATTTTGGTAATTGGGAAAGACAAACTGCTTCAACTTGTGAATCACACGCAAGTACAAAATATATAAGGATAGTAGAAGACGGGGACGATTTTATACCTAAACAATTAAAAAAGGTTGCAAATCTCACTCACATTACACTAAGTGAGTTCAAAAGATACTATGATTTTTGATGACGTGTCAAAAAAGCCCGTTTTGACACCATTTTCCATGCATTTTATAATAAAAGTGTAAATAATACTAGACAGCCTTACCAAACAACCATAACAGGAGAAAACAATGGCAGATAAATCCAAATTAGAGCAAATGCTCGAAAAACTAGTTAATAACGATCGCGAAGGCGCAGATTCGTTATTTCATGAATTTGTAATAGATAAATCTCGTGGCATTTATGAAAAAATGCTAGAAGATGAAATGACTGATCTTGAAGTCGACGAAGGTTCTTATAAAGATAAGAAGAAAAAAGACGACAAGATGAAAGAGGAATCAGATGAAGAAGTTGATGAAGCTTCAGATGATGACGAAGTCAAAGAAGAATCAGATGAAGAAGTTGACGAAGCTTCAGACGAAGATGTAGAAGAAGCTACAGACAAAGAAGTTGAAGAAAACTTTGGAATTACACCAGAAGCTGACCCAATGGGCGGCGACGCGGCAGACGACATGATCGATGACATGGAAGCTGGCGACGATGAAGGTGGAGACGAAATGGGTGGAGACGATGCAGAAGAAATTGAAGATCGTGTTGTCGACCTAGAAGATGCTCTTGATGATCTAAAGGCAGAATTTGAAAAAATGATGTCTGATAAAGGTGACGACGGCGAAGACGACATGGATGACGACGATGCCGCTGACATGGATATGGATGATGAAGAGAAGGAAGAGGCATTTGAGCCAACTTCCGAACTTAGCATGGAACAGCCAGACGAAATGCCTTTTGAAGGTACAAAGTCACAAGCTGAACAAATGCGTGAATATGTAGAAAAAGTTGCTATGCCAAAAGGCGAAGACAACAAAGCTAAAAGCCCAGTAGCAGGTGCTAACAAAATGGGTGGAACAGCTTCTAACTTAAACGCAGGCGGAGAAAGTGATTCAAAAGGTACAGCAGGCGGACTTGCAGGAAATACTCCAAAAGAGGACAATGCAGGAAACGTTAACGTACCAGGCGGAAAAGCTTCAAAGTCAATGAAAAATGCTAAAGGCCACGGCGCTGAAAAGAAAGGCGCAGGCGAAACTGGAACTGATGCAAAAAGTATTATCGGTTCATAATTGAGGACTAAAGGTAGATGTTAAACTTAACAGAGACACTATCATTCGATCAAGCTAAAATGGTCGTGGAGCATACTGAGAATAAAGATACGGGTGGTAAGGACTTGTATCTTAAAGGTATATGCATCCAAGGTGGTGTAAGGAATGCTAATCAAAGAGTATATCCTGTTACTGAAATCGGTAGAGCTGT